CATTATTAAAATGTTCTAATAATTTATTAAATAGAAGAGAAGGCTCCCCATTCGGAGCCTTATCTATACCATGACCATTATTCATATCCCAGATAGTATATGCAACTTCTGGTACAACTTTCTCTAATTCCTTCCATTCTGGAAGGTTTTTATTTGGACATTTATACATATTATCTGGTTATTATAAATTACATATGAATTTTCTTAATGCTTCTTCTAGTTTACCCTAAGTATCTACACCTTCATTGGACATGAATTCTGCAAATTCATTAAGATATGTTCGTCTTTCTTCCATAGTAAGATCTTCCATCTAATCAAGAACTTCACTTACTCTTGAGTTACCCTGCTCATACAGTGCCATTAATTCAATACCAGTTAATGGTAAACTAGATGGGAATAAATCTAATCTATTTTCCACACTGATATAATTTTCAATTTCTCCTTTAAAAGTAAGAGAATAGACATTCTTAATAGCCTAGATTCCTTCCTAAGTTATTTCTCTTGTACCAATACCGGCGAAATTAGGAGTAAGTTTTGGGGTAGTTGTTTCAGACCATTTATTGTTTCTATTTCTATACCATTTCAATCTACTCTGATCAAATACATATACGTCCTTATTGTTGTCGATCGCCATTTGAACAGCCCAACCAGTACCGCCTTTAACAGTACCATTTTTAGGTTCTATTTCTCCAATAGCGTATACTGCATCAGAATTTCTAACTTGGAACCAATTACGTCTTAATAAATTATTAACATATTCATTATTAGTAGGAAACCTTCTGTTCAATTTTTTATTAGCTTCTAACAAATGGTAATCGGATTCACTAAGCTACTGTTTTGTTAACGGAGTATTTCCTTTTGGAGTATTATATCCTTCAGCGTAGTAATGTTTAGACGTTACTCCAAACTGTTCTCCTATTTCTCCCCATATAGTATCACTACCAACTGCACCACCTGAATGATTAACATACATTGACTAAGAGCTTACATCTGTAGAATCAATAGTTGGTTCTTCTTTTTCCTCAAGAACTTCTCCAGTTACCTCATCTTCTTCTAAAGTAGAAGAATCATCCATATATACTCTATCTTGTTCGGATGTAGCATAGTTCATATTAGAATAACTAGGAAGAGATGTTATTAAATGTATAGACCTACTTATCTTATTCCAATCTGCTTTATCAAACTCAGAAGCCATATCTACTAATGCTAATGGATTATTTAAAGCTTCTCTATAATCCCATTCATTTTCTTTATTAAAATCGAATTGAGTTTCTCTACCATATTCAACAACAGTATGTCCTCTGTGCTTGTATCCTTTTTTACTAACAAGACCATATATAGGAGTGTATTGCATTTTTCCTGTAAATTTCCCAGTACTTTTATCTACTTCTGCTTGATCAGTAAAACCTATTAGGGTGTATACATGCCAATTCTTAGTATCAAAACCTTTACCATCTCTCATTTTGATATATGGTGGGAACATAGGATATGATCTTACTACAGGATTACCTAATGCATCTACTACAGATACTTTAACCCAATTTATTGGTTTTATATCAGAATACTCTGATCCTACTCTTTTTCCGACAATTATATTAGGAGTTGCCTATTCGTTTAATTTAGCTTGTATAAACGGCATTCTATTTTTTCCTCCTTCCATTTCTACAGGCTTAACTAATAGATCATTAGTCCAGTTATTCAAGAATAAATCAGCCTTATCTTTGTAACCTAGTTGAGACTCATTAATAAGCTATTCCAATTTACTTTGTACGAAATCAGTGTAACCTATTTCTTGTCTATAACTATTTGGTAGATACTGAAAGAACGAATTCATAGCAAAATTATCTCCAGATGTGTAGAATGCATAAACTGCTAAATCCCTAGCTAATTTCTTAACTTCTGGAAGAGGATCGTCTAACAGTTCTCTCCAGTAATTTATAAGATTATTACCTTGTGCTTGGTCTGCACTAAGTAATTCTGATGTATCTATAAAATCAATACCTTCATTATCTATATTTGGTATTAAATATTCCAAGAAGTCATTGTTTATACTACCATTAGGATTCAATAAGTATTTGTAACGTTCATCTCCTCTTAATATCATTGTCTTAAATTTATTAAGACGTTTAGCTATAGTATTATTTCCTCTAAACATTCCTTCTACATCAATGTCATTATCTTTTATGAATTGATTAAAGAACTCTGTTTTTAGTTGAGACTCCATACCAGATATAATAGGATTTAATAACTTAGCGTTAGCATTATTCTTTCTTCCAAGTAATGATAATACAGCATTATATTGTTTTATGAAAGTATCAGTATTTCTGAATAACAGATTAGAAAAGATACTAGCTCCAAACGGTATGCTATTTTCAGTTTTTCTTCCTATAAATGTTTCATCATAGAATCTTTGTACTTCTCCTTCTTCAAAAACCATACTATCTGTCAAATCTTTCATACCATTATAATATATCTACTATTCAGCAAAAGATTTACCAGTTTTCTTAGTATCTACTTTAGAATATTTTACAAGATCAGCTAAACCGTCTGCATATGGTTTAAGAGCTAACCAAGCATAATACATCTTTATTTGTTCTCTATTGAATTCAAAGTCATTAGGATGTAATAGTAATTCTCTAGTATAAGATGTTTCTTTGCCATCTACTATTTCTGTTTTAAATAGATCTTTATATTCTTCTGCCATTAAATCTGTCTTAGTATTTATATACTAATATCTAGATCTATGCCCTCCAGTAGGATCGTATTTATCTAGCACTTTTTTAATAGCTTCTTTCTCTAATTGAGAAGGAGTTTTAGTTCTATCTACACCATACTTACCTTTTGTCTTAGCAACTTCTTCTGCTATTTCTTTGAATATAGGTTGACCTACAAAGTAAAATGTCCATTTTCCTTTACCAGTACGTAATAAGAAGTTTACCATATTATAAGTCCAAGAATTAACATTTAATCTTACAATGTAGGGGTCTTTAGCAATATCAACAAAACCATTAATCATAGCAGATAACCAGTCAAGAATACGTCCTCCTTTAGGAGTTCCTGCTGTAGGATAATCATATATTCTTCCTAGATCTATTATGTCTAATGCTCTAGTAAAGTCATTATCAACCATTTTTAAATTAGTAAGTTGTGTAAGTATATGATGCGCATTATTCAATGCAAATGGACCAATACCAGCTTTACCACCAGTATATTCTGCCTTTCTAGCTTCTTGATAAGTAGGTGTATATACTTCAAATGGTTGAGCATAATGAACGCCTCTATTACTCTCTATATCTCTAAGCACTTCTTTGGTATTCTCTGTAGCATTATCAATAGACAATTTTAAAGAGTTAAAATTATCCTAAGTAAGAAGTACTTTCATGTAAGCATCAAGTATATCGTTTTTGATAGCATTAGATTCTTCATTTACATCATTCTTTGTTATCTTGTTTCCTTCTTTATTATAAGCAAATCTAGCTACATATAGTTTATCAATATCAAAGTCGGAACCAGTAAGCTTAGTAAATCCTTCTGGTAACATAATAGTATCGCCCATTATTTCTGGAAATACATCTACAAATCTAAGAGCAGATATAGATGCAATAGATTGAGTAGGAATACGATAACCTATTGCATTTGCTGTAGCTTCTGATCCGATTATCTTCTTATCAATTAACCATTGTCGTGCCTGTCTAAATGTCATTTTTTTGTAGTTAGGTATAAAATGTTTAAATAGATTTATACTTACTACAGAATCCATAGAACCTTCTTCATTATTCATTTTTAAGGCTCTACCATCATTAATCATATTAGCTGTAATAACTTTAGTAGAGGTAGCTTCTATACCAAAAGCAGATCTTTGAATAAATGCTCCTCCTGGCATCTATACATCAATAATTTTTTTATTGATCATAGCAATAAATCTACTCTCTATCCATTTATTATCAGACAGAGCAGATAAAGGTATTACAAAGGCATCATCTTTAGTTTTCAGACCTGTTAATACATTATCATTAGCGTCAGATTCTCTAGCATCTTGATAGAGCATAGTACCTAATTTGGTTATATTTACTTTACCATCTTCAGTAAATAGTTCTGATGCTAACTATTGCTTACCTATATCAGATAACTTATTAAGAGATTCCATTACTGTATTCTTAATATCTCTACCAGTTACCTAATCTCCTTCCTTACCATACATATCATTCATACGAATATTAGACAAGTTCACTTTCATAAATTGTGTACCTGCCATTTGTTCTTCGTGCGTATGAGGATTAGTAGCTAATTGCTGACGCAAGTACTTAAATTTCTATTTATAAGTTACTAAATTATTAAAATCATTTAATGTGTTTCCTTCTCCACTAATAAGTTGATCTGTTATACTAGCAGACAATACTGTTTGACCATCTTTAAGTTCTATTTCGTTGTCTTTAGCTTCTCTGTAAGCTTTCATAGGAGACCTAGAACCTGCTTTTACTGCAGAGTCAAACATAATCATATCTATAGGATTTTCTGGATCCATCATACGATCATATATAGCTTTGGTATCACCTGTAGCAATAGATTTAAACAATGGAAATAGAGCCATCTTATTAAAGTAAGGTATTCCTAATCCGTCTATTTCATTAAATCTAGTACCAAACGCCATATACTTCATGGCATTTAATATAACCTTATTTGCTTTAGCGTACAATTCTGGATCAGATTCCCAAGTATCAGCAGTATTATCATTAGTAAGAACATCGAAAGCCTCTTTTACTTCCGTAGACCATTCTCCTCTCATTCTAAGAAGATCTCTAGTCATAGTAGGGCTGATATATACAGCAGCATCTGCTACGTTTATTCCTTCCTTATAACCAGCTACTTCTACTTTTGCTGCTTGTTTCGCAACTTTAACAGCATCAGGATATACTTTCTCTATTTCTTGTACACTTAAATGTTTTACTTTATCCCACGCTGCTTCACCTTCTAATTCTTGTATGGTTTCTTTTATATTTCCTCTAGTAAATAGGCGTTCAAACTCGTAGTACTGTTTGTCCTATATTTCGTGATCTTTTAATTCTGCCACTACATATTCCTATCTAATAGGATCATTGTTAAAATCAAGTCTATTATTCAATCCTGTAGATGTCAATGCACCTAGACGTTTGATCTTATCAACTGATAAGTCAACTATGCCATTTCTATCATATTTTACTTTGTAATATGCTGGTGCTCCATTAAATAATTTCTCTATCTCGGTTACAGATATTATACTATTAATAGTATAGTCAGCAATCATGTCGAATATAGCATATCCTTCAGCATTATTAGGATCTATATTAGTATATGCCTTTGTACGTTCTATTAGTTCATTATCATCTAATAATGAGTTACGTAAGCTCCATATATTATTATTATCATTGCCAGTAATAAGTCCTAATTTCTTAGATGTTTCTATTTCTTCTTTTACTCTACGATTTATTAAATCACTTAAGAACATTTTTTGAGCATCTTTAGGAGCATTGAAGAAATAGTCTTTTGCTAGTTGTAAACATTCTTTAGCAGACTTTTTAGGGTCGTTAAAGTTAATAAATTTACCATTTGCATATACTCCTGTTAAGAATAAGAATCTTGCTCCATTACCTTCTAATTTAACTGTATGTTTCTTTCCATATTTGTCTGTATACTTATAAGTATTAGGAGTATGGAAGTTCTTGATTCTTCTATTTGGTTCAAGCCAATCATTGTTGATACTTCCATCCTCATTATAATGTATATTATTTTCTTTGTCATAATGAGCCGGATCATCATCAATTTGTCTAAGACATAATTCTATCTAACTTAATTCATCTTGACAATAACCTATTAATATATCTAAAGACTATTCACCATACTACGCATAAGTACCCTATTGGGTTACTGTGAAATTTATTCGTTCATGCGGTAATTTAACTCCACGTAAGAAATGATAGGTTTTCTTATCGGCTACTGTAGGGAATATTATTCGATCATTCATTACAGCTGTCATTTTAGCTATATAATCTTCTCTATCTGTAATTCCGAAATAATCTCTACCAGCATCATATGAAGTTTCATCTTTGAAGTTGATAAGAGTTTCTACTTGAATATTTTTATTACCCTACGATATAGCATTAAGTATAATAGAGTGTTGATTATAGTTAACAGAACGCAAATCCTACAATACCTAAGGATCTGTAATCATTTCTTGAACCCTATCTTTTACGAAATTGTTCTGCGATACCATGTAATATGTATTACCATCAGGACCATAACTACTTAAACCTTTATCTGTAGAATGTACATAGGCGTAGTAATTAGCCAAAGTCTTTACATAACCTACATTACTCCAGATAGACTTAGGAGATACAGTTTTACCACTAATTATTATATCTGACAATGTATTATCAAACTTAATAGCACTGTTTATAGTGTTTAATACTTCTGTAATCTTATCTAAACCTCCAAAGTTATTAATATTTACTACAAATGAATTTAGTAGAGTATAAGAATCTGCTCTAGGATTACCATAATCTCCTGATAATAGCATTTTATTGATTGTAGGTTTATCTATACCTATACCTATTGCCTAAAGATAAGAAACTATTCTATCTTTTAACCATTCTTGATTCATAGGTATATGTAAATCAACATCTCTATCTCCTACCTTTAGTATCCCTTTACGATTCATAAAAGCAGTTCTAATAGCAGTTAGATTATCTATTACTAATTTTAACTACTTTTTAGCATCTGGATCAGCTACTATTTTACCATCTTTATCGTATTTGAACAATCCAGAATTAGTGAATAATGACTATGACCATACCTTAGGGTATTTTATAGCTTTAATATCTACAGTATTGTCTACTAAAGATGCTTTGGTAAACCCTGTATTTCTATCTTTACTTATCTTAGCAGTAACAAAGTTATTTATATCTGAAGTTATTACAGTTTCAAGTTTAGTAAGTAAGGCTTCTGCATCAGTTGCTATTCTTATATCATCTGAATTAGATTTCTATATTTCATTACCTAGTTTTAACAATAATGACATATAGAATGAGTCATTCTATGCTAATATGTTTACTTTATCGAAGATATTAGTTATAGTACGACATCCAGACAAATCTTTTAATACATTGTTCCAAGCCTAATTAGAATCTACGAAACTGGCAAAATGTGTAACATCGTCTATCTTAGTTTGATAATTCCCATCTTTTCCTCTTTCCATCATTGGTATGGTTTGAAAGAAGAATTTAACTTCAGCTGGAGCATTATCTTTTATAGATATATTCATACCTTCTACAGTATGTTGTGCTACATCTATGCCTTCCTATACCTCTTCTATTGCACTTAGATCTTCAGAATTTCTATCTATGGTTCTAATTCCTAACTATTTCAATCTAGTAGATATAACTGGTACAAATATATTATCAAATGTATCTACTACTTCTGTCATAGTAGGAGATGGAAATTTATTTGCCTAAGCTTGTACTATTAATTTTAATCTTTCAAACGTAGGTTTACTTTCATTAAGATCACTATAATTTATATATTTACCTTCAGCAAAAGCTACATTAAAGAAAGCATAAGTAAGGCTCTTAACAATATCGTCGAATTGTTTATACTTAGTTATGGTTTTAAATTCATGTCCACCTATTTCAAAATTAGGTCCTTCTCCTCCATAGATACTTCTAAATCTATCTATATTACTTTGATTAGGAGTTATACCTGCATATTTTCCTCTGTTAATGTTAGAATATATTTTAGCAAGAGCATACTACCCTGTTCTAGCCCACAACTTTATAAAGTTCAATATCCTTCTAAACCAGTTTTTAGTATCAAAATCATATTTGTTTGATTCATCGAGCATAAATTCTCTGAACTGTTCTGCAAATATTTCATCTAACTAGGAATCTTTTAAAGCAGATTTATTCTTACGATTATATCTGTCATATATCTTTCTCCTATCCTTTTCTGATATAAGTAGTTGAGATACTCTATGCCAAGCTTCGTGATATTCGGTACCTCTAGGAGCATCGCTATACAATAAAATAGAATCTTCTGTTACTCTACCAACTACACTAGTGCCAGAATCCGTAACATCTATCACAGCATTTGTTATATCAGGAGTAATACCAAGAGTGTTTTCTATCCATTCTTTTGCTTGTTGGACATCCATTTTATCTTCTCGGTTATACTCAATATTCCAGTTAGTATCAACATTTACTGTCATATTAGGACCTCTTCTTTTCCTACCATCTAATATAGCATAAATATCTGCTAAGTTCATTGAAGCTTTATTTCCAGAGATATCTGTATATTCTATAACTTTTTCTCTTATATCATCTTTAACAGATTCCTATAGTTTCTGATTAGCTTCCTATTGAACTTGTTTTACAGTCTTGTCTACAAGTCTAACATCGTCTACATATATATTAGCATCTTGCAATTGATCGGCTATATCAGTTAGAAGTATACCTTGTTTAATATACCAGCCCAATACACTTATTCCTTTAGGATTACCCTCTAGTCCAAAATCTTTTCTAGTAAATTCTAATTCTCCAGGTATAATAGTTATCTTTTCTACATCACTATTTTTAAAGTAAGAATACAATTGTTCAAAATGAGGATCTCTATCCTATGACTGCAGATCACCACCTAAATAGTTCTTGTTAAGACCATCTTCATCAATATTATAATGAAAATTATCCATTATATATTGCCTAGCTTTATTTCTTATAGTTTCATCGGTAAGTAAGTCATTTACTGTATAAGTAGTAGTTCCTATTACGATGTTTCCGTTTTCATCTTCAAAGAATTGTTTAGTTAATCTTTGTTGTATCTGTTCTGGAGAGTACACCTAACTATTAGGATTAGCTACAGTATGTGTACCAAAATTAACTAAGAACTTTAATAATTCTTTAGGATTAATAGGTGTCTATACTCCATTTGCATCTACGTATTGATTTTGATTACTTAATACTAAGTCTAGTATAAGATCAGCTATTTTAGGTGAATCAGAGAATTTCTTATAATTAAGTATGACTGGTTTATCATATACTGTACCATCATAATTTGTAGTTTTAATAATCCATGCTGGCTTACCCATAGCTCTACCATTATATGATAATACTCTATTCCTTAGTCTTATTATTCCTTTTCCTGCTGGACCTGTAGTAATACCTACTTCAGTATTTTCAGGAGTTATCTCATATGGATCTTTTACTGTTAACCATTTAGATTCAGTTAATGGTCTATTTTTTGGACTACCGTCACTATTCTTTTCATTAACAATAGAACCTGGAGTTCTACGTAATTGCGTAGGAACTACTTGCAAATTAGGATTAGTCTATACTTGCTTGTATAATTCTGTTATTTTATTTCTAAGATCATTTAAGTTATTGACTATATATTGTTGTTGGTTGTATGGTAACTTATTAAATTTACCGGATCTATTAGCATATAATCCTTTACTAGTTCTAACCGCTGCAATATATTTCTTTCCTTTGTAATTAAAGATAGCATATATAGCATCTTCTATCTATCCTTGAGGATTAGTATAAGGTTTAACTTCAAAGTATACCCCATTATTTTCTACCTCTTTCAGAAAGTCATCATTAGCACTTACTTTAGAAAAGTCTTCATTGTTCAGATAGTCTTCCATACCCTAGAACTTTTTATAAGTAACTACTGTCCACTTACCATTTGCATCCTAGGTAGTATTACTTAGTCTATAATTGAGTTCATGAGAATATGGATCTAACTATTGATCGTAAGTTAAATCTTTAGTAATACCGTCATTTGTCTTTGGTTCTGGCTCACTAATAGGAGCAGAAGTATCTTCTGGAGTCTATGGTTCAGAATAAGCTGTATCTAAGGCCTATGCAGCGTCCTGACCAATTAATCCTCCCAATAAAGAGCCAAGAGATGGTAGGTCTTCCATCTTAGCTGGTTCTTCTTCTTGAGATTTCTGAGTAGGCTCTGCTTTTGGAGATTCTGGAACATTAACTGGAGTCAACGCATCTTGTTGCTCTGTTATCTTATGTTCTTTATCTTTGATTTGAAGCATTTTTTCATGTATATACTATTCACTAGATGATACAAATTCATTGTAAGATGTTATAATATCTTCCTCTAGCTGTAATGCTTCTATCTTTTCTTTTACTAAATTTACTAATTCTTTTGCTCTAGATGAGTTCCCATTAGTATATACTTCTTCTTCTAACTAATTTCTTGTATTAATTAGATCCTCCCATAAATCAGCTCTTTCGTCTTTAGAGAATTTAGGGTCTTGTAGTATAATAGATGCAGAAAAAGTGTTAAACTTCTTAGCGTTTGGATTTATTTTATGGTATGCCTCTCTTAAAGCTTCTGTAGCCTCATTATATGCTTGTCCATATATATTGTCAGCATTTAATACTTGCTTATTATTACCTCTTTCATCTCTTTCTTGCTTAAAGTATTTTCTTTGAATCCACTCTGCAGCATTTCTAGTATCAGTAATAGACTAAGGCTCTGCTTCTTTCTGTTGTTCTGGTTTAATAGGTTCTACTTCTACTGGAGCAGTGGTATTATCTATAGGTTCTGCCTTAATATCTTCGCTTTCTTCTATTACCTTTTCCTCCTATTTTCCAGAATAAGAGTCATTTAATCTCTAAACAAACTCTTCATCTTTACTTTCTACTCCTTTCCATCTATCTATTCTAGATTTAATCAACTATTCATCTGTAGAATTCATTATAGAATAGTCATCCTAAGCTCTATCTAGATCTAATTTGGCTAGAATAGTTTTTTCGTATGCGTCATTAAGATCCTGGTGTACTTTAGGAACTTCTAACTATTCATCTTTTATATTAGTATCTGGTAAATATGTTTTAAGATTATTATATTGCTCTTCTAGATCTTTTATATTCTATCTTAATATTCTAGAAAAGTAATTAACGTCAGATTTATTTACTTTAATTCCAGTGTATCTCTGAATCTCATCTAATTTATCAGAACTATTAAATACATCGTTGATTAATTTTTTAGATGCTTCTAATTCTGCCTATATTTTTATTAGGGATCTAACGCTAGCCTGTTGATCAATATTCAAGTCCTTATTTATGTTAAGAATATGTTCTTGTACTTCAGGGCTATATAATATATTATCCGCTTGAGATGCGTAATCACTATATAATCTTCTAGCATCACTATATCGTTCATCATGATACTGCTTTAAAGATACAAATATGTCGTAATCTTCAGTTCTAGGGTCAATGCCTATGTTATTAGCCTACTATAATGTCTATTTAGAAGTAAATGTATTATAAAACTAATTAGCCCTTTTCTTTTCTCCCTGTATTACAGAAGAGTCTATTCCATCTATATTAGCCTATTCCAGATCATCAAAAGCTTGATAAACTGTATCCCATTTTCCTTCTCGTATGCTTTTACTATACTGAATATTTTTACGTACTTGATCCTTGCTAGCTATTCCATCAGCATATAAACCTGCAAGGAATCTTTGTCCTGATATCTATCTATTAACAGGTTGAATAGAAGTAGCAGTACCAATAGCTCCAGTCATTATCCCTCCAAGTAGTGCTCCTCCTTTAAAGTTCTCTAAAAACTCTTCGTCATCAGAATACACAGGATCCCATGGAGTTATAGCTGCAAAAATAGATCTAGCTCCTGTACCTATATTTTTAGCCCAACTTTTTAGTAAATTAGGATCAGAATCAAAATCTCTATTTATATATCTCTGTCCTTTGATATATTGAGTTCCTTCTTCAGCTCCTTCTAAGGCACTGCTTATTACTACTCTTCCTCCTATATCTAATATTTGTTTTCTTCTTGTTAATCTTGGTAATTTGTCAACATTATCTATACCGAAAGATACTACATCATCAATTCTATCAGCAAGTTGTTCTTTAATAGTACCATACTTGTTAGCTACTGTTTCTACAGTTTTTCCGGCTTTAGTATTTGCTAAACTTTTAAGTAATTTAAATCCGCGTACATCTTTAGCTATCTGATGTAATGGTGTTACTTCTAAAAAAGTTAGAACAATATCGCTTCCAGATAAAGCCATATTGTCCATATATAAAGATTTTAACCCTTCTAAATTTTCTGTACGTAACTTATTAAACTTAACATTACTAATATTTACTTTGTCAGCAATTATCTAATCATATACATAATCGTCATTTTCTATCTGTTCTGGAGTATACTGTCCAGAATCTATCATATTCTATTTAGCTTCTTTTAATACATCTTGATTTATTTTATTTTTTTCTGCTGCATTAATTAAGCTTTGTTTATAATTAGAATATACCTCTGCTTTAGATTCCTGATCTCTAGCATTAACGTTTCCAACTATAGCTGCAATAACACCTCCTAATGTAGCTAATCCACCTTTAGTAGAAATAGCTGCACCTATGGTTCCTACTAACTAAGAACCTAAACTAGAAGCAGATGAACCCATAAGACCTGGCATTTTGTACAAATAAGTATCTATATCAGCAAGATCCCTACCTGGAGAACTCTTTTTCCTATTATAGTAATCAGAATTCATTTTGCTTTCCCAATACTCAGTAAAATTTTGATACTTTTTAGCTTTCTCTAAAGCTTCATCTCTTCTAGCTATTACTCCTCCTTCCTGTAGTGTTCCTGTGAGGAATTTGTCTATATTATCTATCTGCTGTTGCGGGCTTAACGTAGTTAATCTTTCAGGAAATATGAAGTCTTTAATAGAGTTATTGTTAAATTCTTTATTTAGTAATTTATCATAACTAGGTTTAGTTTGTTCTATAACTCCTTTAAGTTGATTTATATGCTATTCTTTCTATTCGTCTGTATTATCCTTATCTTCTTGCAGATTCAGTATGTCATTAATAGCCTACAAATACTATTTAGCTCCTTCCAATGTTTCGTAGTCCTCTTGTAGATATACATATTCGCCCAGAGCCGCTTCTTTACTAGCCTAATTTCTAGTTAAATTCCAGTCATAGAAAGCATTAGAGAACCAATTAAAATTATTAGGAGTTCCCTCATATGGTGGATTATGTACTACATTCAAATATGCATCAGTATCCACTTTAGGGCTAAACATTGCTTTAGCCCTATTATTATTTGTCTCAAAACTATCTACTAACGTATAGTCAGGTATCTTTTTCTTACTCATATGTCATTATTGGTTGTATATACTACGTACAGATTGTTCTTGCATTGCTTGAGCTTGGGTAGCTCCACCTACTCCTCTCTATGATGGTGAATTCTCTCTAAGCTGGTTTACTTGATACCAGTAATCTCCATTATTATCATCAGGTAATTGTCTATATACTTCTACTTCATAGAATGGTTCTCCATCTTCTCCATATTTTATTTCTCTACTACCAAAATTGTCCTCTAGAGCTCGTTTAGTAGACTATCTGGCAAATAAACTGGTTGGAGACAAATAATCTGATGGAGCATCTCCTTTTAGACTATATAATATTCCAGTTCCTAATGTGTTCTCTATTTCTTCAACTGGTATTCTTAACTTACCTTTTATGAGTTTGTTATTTCCAAGTTGTATTAAATTCTATCTATTTTCTGGAACAAATTGTACATCTCCTAATCTACCATTTTCAACTAATTCTTTAAATGGGAAATCACCACTTCTAAATAATCCCGCGTCTCTCTTTACTTTAGATTGTCCAGTATTTGTAGCAAACTAGAATACAGTCTCCGGTAACATAAACCCATTAGAGTTATTGAACTAATACACGCCTACTTTCTATCCATTAGCCTAAGTATAATCTTGATATGTGGCACCTAACGATGTTAAGATAGGATCCTCTTTTATTAAAGAAGCAGTAGAACTAGCTTCATCTAAAGCATAAGATATTCCTCTTAAATATCCTTTTCTACTATATTCTTTAGATTTATTAGGATCATCAGATAATTTAAAGTTTGCAGCTTTCTAAAAATCTTCCTTCATAAGTTTTTGCATATTCTTTTGATACGCGTCAGACTGATACTATTGTGCTCTATTAGCAGCTTTTAGATAATTAATATAATCTTCATCACTACCACTCTTCTAATACTTGTCGTATTCTGCTTTAGCTATTGAAGCAAGATTTTCTATTTCTTTTCTAGAAGACTCTGGAATATTACTAAACTTAGGTACTACTTTACTAGACCAATCTGTTTCTAGCATTTGTTGTCTAGTAGGCATAACAGAATATGGTTGATTAGAACCAGCAGACATTCTCTGTTTAGCCATAGCTAACCAGTATGGATCAATAGTTTCCTATTCTACTATTCTATCACGTTGTGAATCTGCTATCATTGTAGTAAAAGCTTCTTTTGCAGCTGCTTCATCTCCTCCAGAAGCACGTAACGCATCTCTATAATACATTTGACCCTATGGAGTAGCTATTAAGTCATTGAATCTAGCTTCAGCAATACCTTTTAAGGTATCATAGGTAATTCCCTATCTTTGATATTTAACTCCGTCTTTATATACACTTTGTAAGGTACTAGGTTTAAGATTATCAAAATATACATTACTTAGCTAATTAGCATTCATCCACTCTAATGGAGATAATTCTGTCATGATGCCTTTATTAGAAGTATCCCATAGATTGATATTTATATCGTCCCAATTTGGATTATACTTTCCTTGAGCCTTCATTTGAGCAATCATTTTTTGTCTAGCATTGAGATTTTCAGAACTTTGTTTTAGCTAACTAAGAGTAGAGTAATCAATACTATTTATCATAGACTATATCTAAGATCTATTAGCTGCATCTTTTAAGTAATCTGGATTAGCTACCATTTGATTAATAGCATTCTGGAAATCCTATCTACCTATAGTAAGATCATAATATCTCTGTGTATCTATCTAAGACGGTGATTGGAACTCACCGAATTTCTACAGTTGAGTTCCAAACTATTGAGCCGCTTCGTCTACAGCAGCTTTCTATGCTGCACCTATTCTATATAATTCTCCAAAATTGATAGGTACATAAGTATTTATAAATTGAGCCTATGCGGCTTGATCATACATATTTGCTGCCATAATTATCCTTTCTTAAATTTTTTCATAAATGATGCAAAATCTTTAGAACTATAACCAGCTTCAAGAAACGGTCCATACATATCCAACATAGCCATATCTCTACTCTTCTGGTTTTTCATCAACTGTTTATTTTGTGCATACTGACTTAATTGAGTTAAAGCAGTTCTCTGAATATTTCTAGCAGCTGCCCTGCTTCTAGCATTCATGTCAACAGCCATATTAGTAGCATTAACTCTTTGTTGTCCGAGACTGTTTAAAGTATTAGCATATTCACCAGCATATTGATTGTTAACATTACTAGCCGTAGAATATAAATCAGCGATAGCTTTATCAGCAGCTATTTGACTCTACAACCTATAAGCTAAGTTAGCTCCGGTACTCGGATTATAATTAGCAGCATTGTAATTACTTATAGATCTATTTTCTCTAATAGATCTTTTAGCTGGACTAATATCAAATTTACGATTAGCCATAGTCTATCTAATCTAAGACTCATATGGATTATATGTAGCATTAAATGTTTCTGGTCTTGCATACATATTAGATATGGTAGGAGCCAATGCCGTCAAATCTGTAACAAATTCTCCTATACCTTTATATAATTCACCTCCACTAGCAAATCTGTTTACTTTAGTATTTCCTTTCTTAGAAGATTCTTGAATAGTGAATAGCTTATTGTAAATAGCCTAATTATTCATCTCATTAAGCATTGCAGCATTTTCTGCATATTTATCAGTTCTAGTTGTCTTCTTTTTAGACATTAATCTCTTACCCATCTGTGCGAATGTTTCTTTACTTCCTGGTACTTTTCTTTTATCACTAAGTATTCTAGTACCTTCTGGTAGATCAACCAAATTACTATCTGTAGGTTTACCTTCTTCTGGCACTTCTGCAATGACTCCTTGTGGAGTATTAAGTAATTCACCGTCATCTACGTATGCTAAACTACTAGTCATTCCTCCTTGCGCCATTGTTTGTATATCATTATCGTAATCGTCGTAAAACTCCTGTTCATTAATACTTCCCATCTACAAACTAGCCTAATTACTTCTAGCATTAGATTGTGCCTATTCAGCCTAACGACGTAGCTTTCTCCTGTTCCTAGCACCTCCTCTAATACCTGTACCATATTTGATATCAACAGTATCATCATATGGATTCTTAGATACAGATACAGAACCTTTCTTACCAGTGATACCAGAAGCTAATCCAGCTACACCACCTACTATAGCACCAACAGGACCACCTACTGCAAAACCCGCAGCAGCGCCTTTGGCTGTACCAGATATAGTACCCATTGCTGTTTGCATTCTAGATTCACTTACAGTAGAAGCTGTAGCAGGACCTGTAACATTACTGATCATTGAATTAATTGCATCGCCAGCTTGACCTATTCCTGCCATACCACCACCTCCAGATCCACCAGATCCTCCAAACATATTCGCAAAATTACTAGATTGCAAGAAATTAGCAGAACTAGTAGGTTTAGCATTACCAGGAGCATATACCTATACTGACTGTGGAGCTGTTAATTGTGTAGGTAGCTGAGAATTGAAATCGGTTCGCATATATGGTGTCATACCTCCACCTACATATTTTTTTCTTTTATTTATCTTTTTCATACCATTGAATATCTATATGTTGTGTTTATATTAGGGAGTCTGAAGTTGTGTTGATCATTGCAATTAATAATATAATCACATATCATATACTTACCTTTCATTCTACCAGGAAGAGACATGTCATCTACACTAGTTTTCTCCCTACCAACAGCAAACCTAAATGTATCTTCTCGCTGTTCTATTGGATTATTTACTTCTGTATTATCTTTAAATATAGTTCCTTCTTGAGTCTTTGTAGTGAATTTAATAACTTGCATCATCTTTCTAACATCATCAAATTCTCCACTAAAGAACACATTATCAAACGTCTTAGTTAATAATGGATCTTTATTGATTACTATCTATAATCTAGACTTTAATTCATTTAACGGAAAATCTGCGCTTTCTTTTATTATCTAGTCCTTAATATACAAGAGTTTGTCTGGGAATGATAAGTAATTATCTGGGTTAAATGTTCTAAACGAAGAGAACTGTTGAATTTGTTCATCATAAGTAAGTACTTTATCTTCAAATCCCATCTGTACTTCGTTAAACTTAGGATCATATATACTTACTTTTGCTTTTTGTTTATCAGTATTCAACCATGACTATACACTCTTAGCTTTGGATAATTTCTATACTCCATTACCATATGAACATATTTCATTCTTACTATCATCATACCAATATAAACCATTAGGACTAGTTACAATACTTTTATCATTTGGTGTATCAGATCCATTGGATGTAGTTAAATAGTCATATCTATCCAGTACACCACCAGTACCTAATACTAGAGGAGCTTGATTGTTATCTGTTATAAGTGATCTATCGTTTACAGATGCTATTCCTACGGCATCTTTCTACCAGAATAATAACTGATTATTAAACTGCTTTAAGTTTGTAATATCTCCATGAGATGAATCTACATCAAGATAATCTGCTGGTTTAAATGATATCCAACTATCTGATATCTCATTAGCAGTCTTAGTACCAGAGTATCTAATTCTATTACCAGACTGCAAATTGCTAATGGAATAATTAGAATCTGTTACATACATCTAAGCATCTGGCTATCTAGAGTAAGCATCATTATATGCAAAATATGGTTTACTCTATGTATGACCACCATATGATGCACCAGAGATAGATAATGATAAGTACGGGTCTACATAATCTAGATCACTAGATCCAACTCTAGATGCAGAACTACCATACAATAAAGCGAGATTAATAGTAGTCTCAAAAGGAATATAGTCTGAAACTGTAACTCCACAATTCACATCAGGACTTTCTGTACCTCCCCAAAATTGAGGAATATACATTACAGTTTTATGATCTAACACTCCCAGATAAGTATCACCACCAAATACTATAGCATTACGATCAGATAAGTCATGATATGTATATGTACTTATGTAAGTAGAGTTACTACGAGCACTATAAGTGTTTCCACTATATGGTATATTATTAGTTTTTATATTAACTACTGGTGTGGTAAATTGAGTATAATTAAACTCTCTAATAAGATCAGCAATGGTACCAGAAACTCTAGGACTCATAGGTTCTGTACCAGCCCTATCTATATTTATATTCTGTTGCACACCTATATTATTGTTATCTCTAGTGACAACAACACAATTTCCATAGTAACCAGTCTTATTGTATATTTCTTGATTATCCTGTCTACCATTCATACTTACAGTAGCATTAAGATAAGTTTTACCAGAAATAGAAGAGTGCTTAGATGCTACATCCGGCCAAGAGAATCCTTCCATTATAATAGGACTAACAGATTCATTTATATCAAATTTACCTCTAGTAGTTCCAAATCCAGTATAGTGAGCTATATATCTCTTTCCTATCAAATTAGTTATACCAGTCCACTCTGCTGCATTTCCTACCATGAATATATCATTAAGAGCCTCTGAACTAGAACTTGCTATTGAACCTACTCTAGAACTTTGGCTAGCGTATTCATTAGTAACTGCTACTCCACTTCTTACCTACTATGTTCTATTAGATTTAACGTAATAGCCATATGCTGTAGCTTGTCCACCAACAGAACTTATATGTTCTTTATGATTAGTTCTAGGATCTAATTTCAAACACATATCTGCTCTACAACCTTTGACACTCTTCGCCATGTCATCCTAATTAGCATCAATTTCTGGACTAATAAGTGTTGATATATAGTTGTCAACTCTTTCAGATACCATCCACTAGTAACTAGCATTACCAATAATAGAATCAGTTATCTAACCTACTTTCTGCCAACTATTTCCCAGGAATGTATATGGTCTTCTGGTATTCTCAGATGCTATATCATATTCTGCATCTCTAACAGAATGATACGGGTATGATACAGTTCCAGATAATAGAGCTTGAGTTAATATAGTTCTATCTTCCTTTGTTCTATTACATCTTACTATCTGATATGCTTTAGCTCCATCAGGATAATTCTTTATTTTAAAGTTTATACCAATTGCTTTTCCATAAAGAGTAAGATCTTGTACATACCATGGACATGCTTCCCAACAATGAGGGAATTTAATATCTCCAATCCAATATACTGGAGTAGCAACATTTCTTTCATTAAAGAATACAATACCAAATCTATATACTTCATCTCTCTGATATCCTTTATACTTACTAGCAAAGTAAGGATCAGCATAATTTCTGAATCTGCTTATGCCGGATGCTCCTAGAGATATCTAGGATACAGTAGAACCATTAAGATTGTTTATGGTAATCTTATCACTAGTAGTAACAGGAGTATTTATAGTAAGAGTATTTGTGAAGTTATCGTCTAGCATTACATCTGTAGTAACGAATTCATAGTCTATATTTAGACCAGTACCTCCTAACGTAGTACTACCAAACTAATACTTACATACATCTCTATTACTAAAATCAGGATCTTGACCATTATACGGATTAATACAGTCATGAGATTCTGGTATAGAACTCAAAGTACTATTAAGATTAGAATTTGTTACTATTACTTCTATATTCTGATCTTTACTAGAACCATTAAGTATTAACTTGTTACTGGCAGTAAATCTATATGATCTAGCATCGTATTGTGGTTTCCATGTAGATTCTTTGATATTAGCTGCGAACAATATATTATCCTTAGATTCTATAGTAGCCGCAGTAAATGTACTCTCTTGTATCTTATTAAATTCTTCTATAGTAATAGTATTTATTACATTACCGCCAGTATCATTAAATATGTATTCATTAGTAGAAGATGATATCTCATTTTCTTGAAATATTTCAATCTAAGGATTTTCAGTAAAGTCATTATACTTTATACGAATTAATCTGATATTATCAAATAATCCTTCAGGTACATCATTTAATTTAACTTTAAAGTTAACGCTTTTACCAGAGTTTACATCCTTATTATTGCCCATATAGTTCTTCTATCCTCCTGATACTTCACTATTAGTAAGATGTATAGCATTACTAACTGGAGAGAAGTTAGTAACAGAACCACGAGCATTAAATAACTGATAAGAGTACTATACTATACCAGTAGTCAGCGAACCTCCTCCTAGTGATATGACCTCTGGAGCTCCCAGTAAAGTAGATATTTGTATATCCAACAGACTAACATTCTTTAGATTACCATTAGAATCTAATAAAGGATTGCCATTAGGAGTTTGCATATATCTACCATCCATTATATTAAGAGTCTTAATAGTCTGATCTGGAGCCGCTATGTAAACTTTAATAATAGTAGCAGATTCGTAATTAGCCACTATTTTTACTTTAGAATTTACATTATAACCCAGTTCACCTTTAACTATTACTGTAGCTTTTAATGGTAGATCATCATAACCTTCTACTCTATATATTCTGCATATTTTAGTACCATCTACAGTAAGTATGACACCATACTTATCAACTGTAGTAGCAGCTAGTACTGTTTCATTGGGGTTCAAGAAGTCTCCTCCCTCTACCATTCTAGTATCCTATACATTCTGCAACACACCTGTGGTACCATCAGTATCAGTAATTACACGTACATTCTCCGCATATCTATACTGATTGTCTGGTATCATAGTTACATCTGTATCGAGATTCATACCTTGTGTGAATGTATTGGTTTGAACATTATTCATTGTTCCCTCCTTCCTTGTATTTCCATGTGTAGCCATAAGCAGACATCTATCTTCCAGAACAACAGTCTCTTATACCTTCTCTTTTTCTGTTTATTGACCTAGCTGCAGAGCTAATGCTATCGTAACCACGTATATATACTCCTTCTATGGTGTATTGCTCTACTGGTTTCATTTTTTGTTTATTAATATAATTTGGATTTTTTATAGGAGAAGGAGTACTATATTTATGATCCCGCAATATGCGAATTTTTCCAGTTCTGCTAGACACCATCTTTTCAATAGATTCTTTACTATGATGCCACCCTGAATTATTTACAGCTATTGTGGCATTATTGTATTCTGGATGTAAATCCAAATATTTCTATTCTAAGAATAATATAGTATCTTTTACATTTTCACAGTATTCTAAGATTATAAACTAAAATGCCTTCTGACCATATTTATTATATGAATACTGTAGATGTTTATTGGGATGTTTATTATTATTCAACTTTGATAGATGATTGTGTAATCTTCTTCTTAAGCAAGAGGAACTTCCAATATATCTCTTATTATTGAGAACATTCTTTATCATGTATACTCCAGCCTATTTTTTTACAATAGATATGCTACTACTTACAAAATTTAAAAATTCTTTCATTATCTATTCCAATTATAAAGTATTTGTTCATCTCCTGTACTCTCAAAGAATGTATCATGATCTCTCATCTCAGTATAAGGTTTGTGCCATACATTCTTAATAGTTTCCAATTCATCTACAGTAGGCATCATAGCTTCTGCATATGCCTATCTACGGTAGAAGTTCCATGAGTTTCTCATATCGTAGTATATATTCTAATTCAGCTGTCCTTTTAAATATTTGGGATAAGACATCTTCATTGCTACATACCAGAATATAGCTTCAAAGTATGATGGTATATCAGGTATCATAGGCATACTATCTTCATCAGTAATAATAGCATGATATGATATTTTTAACCATCCACATGGTACATTAACAGTAATATATCCAGGTTTAGTAGAGTATTGTAAGCTTGTATTAAATGTCGCAGGATTACCTATAATAAGTCTGCCATTATTACTAGGTATAGTATATTGATTTACTAAAGCACTTAATGTCTACTTAACATTAACATCTTCATTAAGAATATCAATAGCTTCCTTATCTGTATTAACATTGAATATGTTCTTTACTAAAGGTATAAGTGCATTATCCTTTATTAACATTTTAGGATTACATTCACCACATTTCTTATATACACCAAAAGAGTTGGTAACCTTTCTCATTGGCAACCAACCACATCCGTTTTCAAAAGAAAACGCTACTTGATTTAATCTATATAAATCACAAGGTAATTTAGCTTGGTAATCTACTACCTATATGTTTGCTACTTTATGTTCTAACTGCTGTACTGCTCCTATCTTTTCCATCGCTTCACCGATCCATTCGCGTACATCAGTTATTCTTATTTCATCTTCTTTTAAATCCAAATCGGCTATGATCTTAGCTAACACAGCCTTTGAACTAATTAACTTATTATCTATCATAACCTTATTTGATTGTAGTATAATCGTGTTCTCTGTTCTTAATTATTTGAGCTAATCTACGTTTGTTTGCCCTAGAAGCTACAAACTAATATTTTGTCTTATTTGTTAGTAAACAATCCTTTTTACTCCATAAGAATCTAAACTTATAGTAATTACTATGTTCATTAATAAAGTACACAGCTTTACCTTGTACCTTACTTTCGTGATAGTCTATCCTAAGACTCTTATTATCAAAGTTTTTAGGCTATCGTTTTACTATACTTAGATTTCCAAGTCTACATGGTAGTTTGAATTCTCTACTATTTTCCATTATCTCTTCTACGATATACTTAAAGTAATCTTCAACAATTTGTCTGTATGTTTTGTAATCAACATCATATACAGTTTCCCTTTCGATATAAGATAAGTAGAACTCATAGAAGTCGCTTATTGTATAAGATTTCTTCATTGCTATCTAACATTAATGTTCTACATATCATCTCTAGAGTTATTAGTTTCGTCTGACGGAATCTGATGCATGATATTCAATTCTTTAGTAAATATCATATCTTTGATTACAGGTATCATATGCGCAGGTGCAGGATATGAACTATCAGGATCGAAACATTCATTGATATCAGCAGGATTCTCAGCTATTACTCCTATCTCTACCCATTCGAGCTGGTGATCATTACCCGGATCTTCCACATACAATCTATTGTTTTTGATGTATGCTATATAGTCTCCGCAAGTATACTTTCTATACTTTTGATATTTCATCTTTGTTTCATTACCTAGCTGAATTAGATTGCCAGACATGTCCTTTACATATACTAGACCTGTTCTAAAATGAAAATCTATTAACTTTGGTAATTCTATGTCACTTCTATATTCTATATGACCTGCTGTACTATCTATTCTATCAATGTGTACACATGGAATAGTTTGGACATACATAGGATTTATATCTCTACCCTTATCTATGTCCTACTTGATGAGTACAGCTCTATAGTTGTGAATCCATTGTTCAATCTATATTCTACTTATATGTTCTGATTCAGCAACAGAACTATTGCGCAATTCAAGTAGAATATCATCAATAATAGTATTCAGTGTGTTTAATTTCATAATGCATTATTTATTAAATATCTTTATAACGTATTTAGATGCGTTCTAAGCCATTTTATAGGTGTAGTAGTACAATTGGTCAAGTAATATAATAGCGTTTGTCTAGAAGTCTTAAAATAAAAAAAGGCTAGTTATTAACTAGCCTCATTCATTGCTTTCTGCATATTCTATGGTAACATCTATTTCATCTAAGGTGGAACCATATTACTTGCCTGTTTTATTAAATCTTTAAGTTCTCTAACCTAATCTTGTAATTCCTATATTCTAGGATCTTCCTTTTCAGGTTCTTTCTCTGTATAATCTAACTACTTAAGTATAGCTTCACATTTGGTCATTTCCTCGTCATACCTAGCAACAGCTTCTTTTTTCGCTTTATATTCATTGTAACTAGATTTAACCATATTAACTATATGTTGTTTATCTGTAGCTACAGTAAGGCCTAGTTGAGTATCATTAATTAATGATTTGCCTTCCTCTACTGTTAACTTCTTTTGTTCACCACCACAACTTATAACTATGTCTACTAACTTCTTTCTATTCTAGTTAGGCATTGGAAACTACTATGGTGGTAGTGGTTCGTCATACACTTTAGATACACTTACTATATTACCAGCAAAGTAATTAGTACTCTTCTTAAATGTACCTATGATTTCTAATACATATATAGGATCGCCTATACTCAATTGCGAAAATGTTATCATAATAAGTATTTGTTTAAGGGCTCCGAAGAGCCCTTGTTAATATTAAGCTGCCGGTGCAGTTATGTTTGCAGGATATGCATTTACTAATTGATAAGTGTTATTACATTTATTATAGTAAATCAAATATCTGAAATTGAGTTGTAAGTCACCGGCTTGTACTTCTTCTTGTAATGCATTACGAAGCATGCTCTGAGTAGTATTGTTCTCTGCATTATCATCTGATAAACCAACTGGAAGAGAAGCGTCAGCTGTAGCAGATGCCTGTCTTACATCCAAGAAAAACAGTCCTTCTTTGGGTAAACTAAGGAATTCCTGATGATTTACATCATATCTTACTTCTGTAGTAGTAGCAGATACACCTGTAGTTCTAAGTACCGGTATACCAGAAATAGTATTCAATCTTCTGCGACGTCTACCGAAGAAGAACGGATTAAAAGGACCAAACGGGAATAATGTTTGTTGTGTATTATAGAAAGGAAACATAATTACCTCCTTTCTTATTAGCAACCACAGTTGTTATAACCTATTCCGCAGTTTGCATAAGTATCACCAGCAAAAGCTCCATACGCAGCAGCTTTGAAAACTTCTGGATTATAAACAGACAGTAGTAATCTGAGTAAACCATATTCAATGCAACATACCAATCATACTTATTGAACTTGCTATCAAAGCGAATTCCGTATTGATTTGCAAGAGCAGAAGTTTCTTCTACAGACCAATGTTGGCCTCTAGATCCGTCTTCGTTTTCCATCTTACTTACAGCTTTACGTGCATGTTCTTCATCAAAGTGAGGACCATGTTTAGCTTCATAAGCCTTTGTACGGATTATTCTATGCATATTATTATTGATTAATATTATAGATTGATTTTATTTACTAATCTCTATTATTCTAGTATCTGTTACTTTGATAAGTTTGTTAGAGTTGTTAATCGTATATTTTCTGTGAATATCTTTTTTAAAATCAAAGTGGAAGAATCTGGCTAGCCACGTCTTATACTTATTACGATATTCTTTCTTTTCTTCTACAAACAGCGTTTGCTAGTTTTTTAAATCTAATGTGGCTGTTAAGATTGAGTCTTTTCTACTTACTATGATAGTTGTTAAATCATTTAATTTTAATTCCTAAGTAAAGTCAACCTCTTTGGTTTTAATTACTGTTTTAACGGAATCTTTAACTTCGGTATTGATTACCTGTGCCTATACCAGATTCTTGTCTTTGATTTTTAATTTCTTTTTAGTATCGTTCAACTACTGTACTATACTATCTCTGCTAGTATTAAGATCAGATATAGTTAGTTGTAACGTTCGATTTTCTTTTCTACTTGAATCTAATAACGATTCATAATATTCACTATTATTGGATAGTCTAGCTATTTCCTTGTCCTTCTTTTGTAGCTGCTTGTACATAAAAAAAGCACTTACCGACAGTATACATATGAAACCTATGGTAAGTGCTCTGAAATGCGTTGCAAGCCAGTTAACTACTGATATTATTGCTGTTATCATTGTTATTTGGTTTAAAATCTTTTATATCTAAATCTACTCCTAGATACTTTTCACCTTTAGCTTTGATAACTTTGCCTAGTACTTTTTCTAATACTTTACATATTTTGCAATCCGGATGTAAATCCTTCATTGATTCTAGCCAGGATATGAATTCAGTTCCACATATCATACCAGATACAAACTCTACGGCATGTAAGTTCAATGAAGTAACTATATGAGTATCTATAACATATGCTCCTACTATTAATAATGTAGCTTCAAATACTTTATTAATAGTTTTCCATAGCTTATAAGACTCGATATGTTTGTGTCCGTATTTCCTTGATACTTTGTAACCTAATATGACATCTATCAGTATAAAACTAGTTGCCGCAATTATAGCTACCTAAACTGGTGCTAAGAAAGATGTTATTCCAGCAAAGCAACTGCTGGCGAATCTTCCTGCGCTACTGAATATACTTTTGAACAAAATCATTATTGAATCTCCTATATTGTGAATCATAGCAAGTATTTTGAGAAAGTAAAAACCCTGAGAGATTGCTCTGACAGGGATGATATTTTATCTGAGATATATTTTAAAAACGTATGTTATTGTGTTAGGTGTTCTTCTTCTTACTTTTTGATATGTATTGCAATAGCTCTTTATATTTAGTCATTTTACTAAATAAATTACGACCATTACAGTACTTAATCCAACCTATATAACTACATATTTTCTATTGATAAGCACTCTTGTCTAAGTTATCTTTCTTGTTCAATTTACTTACTCTTTTACAGAAGTTCTTCTTAATATGCTTTCTTAATAGAGTGTGAGTATGAAATATCTTATACCCTACGAAATCTATTCCTCTATCGTCAACTTTAAATATTTGCCAATTATCTTTAAAGTTAATGTTAAGCCTCTCTTCTAAGTACTACTTCATATCCTTAAACAACTATCTTAAATAGTCTTTATCACTATGAAGTATTACAATATCATCTGCGTATCTGAAATAGTATTTTATATGTTTTTCTTCTTTGATCCAGTGATCTAGATATGTTAAATATAAATTAGCGAAGAATTGTGATAAGTAATTGCCAATAGGTACTCCCTATGCAGAATCTATTATTTCATCTAATATAACTAATAGTTTCTTATCTTTTACTTTTCTTCTTATTAACTATTTTAATATATCATGATCTATTGAAGGATAAAATTTTCTGACATCTAACTTAAGACAGTATTTTGTATTGGCTTCATCTTTCAGTGCGAACTTAACATCTTTCAGAGCTTTATGTATACCACGATTTTTTATACAACTATAAGTTCCTTTAATGAAGGATGATACCCAAATAGGTTCCATAATATTCATAATAGCATGATGTACTATTCTATCTGGATAGTATGGAAGCTTGAATATTTCTATTTCTTTAGGTTCATATATCTTGAATATATAATATTCAGAAGTCTTATATTCACCATCTATTAATTTCTTCTATAGATCTAAAAGTAATTTTTCTCTATTCTTATCAAAATTAATTATTTCAGGTCTATGTTGTTTTTGTTTTCTAGCTCTTTTATCTGCTAGATATAAATTGTCTAAAGTTACTATTTTGTCAAATAAATTATTATATCTTTTCATCTGTAATCCATTACCGAGTTTTCACGAAAAAAGTTACTAACACAGTTAATTAGTATGTTATCTTTTACCAAGGGGTAAGGTCTTCCTCTACAGTCTCTTAATTTCTTTATTTGTTTAATTACGGATTCAGTGTACTGACATTAGCATTAGCATTGCCAAGCTCATTGTTAGAATTAACATTGAGTAATCTAGCATTCGTGCTATTACTAGCATTACTGCTTAATGATGAGGAACAACCTATCTATATTTTTAATTAAATTACGGTATATAGATTAACCGAGTACCGACACCAGCACTAGCACCGCCAAGCCCACTGCTAGAAGAAACACCGAGCAACCCAGCATACGCGCCAGCACCAGCAAGACCGCCTATTAATGTTAGCCTATCAGTTGTACTATTATTAGTCCAATTGTAGTCACACCAATAAGTTGTAGTACTACCACCAAATGCTTCATCTATTGGAGGCAATATATCAAATGCTGCATTGTATACTAACTTCTTCTTATAACCTTCAGTAATAGTAGTACTACATTGATAGTCATAATCTGATATATTAGTAGATCCAAATGTACTTAAGTCGGTATTTATATAAACGTCATTTTTATTAGTTTGCGCATTAAAATGTACAAGTGTGTCTATACAATTTTTCCATACATGACCAAATGGATTCTCAATACCTCTATAAGTAGGAACATTATAAGACTTCTGAGTTGCAACACCTTCTGCATCAGTACTATTAACAGTAACAGAAGTTATACCAGTAGAGTTTCCATGTTCGTCTGTACTTCCGCAAGGTACACAACTCCAAGTATCTACTCCATTCACTTTAATACTACCAGTAGTAACTCCATCTCCAAGACCACCTTGATGATAACCTTCTGCAGTTAATTCGGCATTGAAAGCTTTCTAACTGTTGGTACATGCATATTCAACTAAGTAAAGCACAGTAAGTATTCTATGAGCTCTGTAAGTATACATGTTCCAATTCGTAGTACTGGAGTTATTAGCCCTAGCTCTAGATTGCATAGTAGTTCTATTAATGTTTACTACTGGAGTAATAGATCCATTGTTAATAGATTTTAACACATTATCTACATTAGATGCTTCATATGCAGAAATATAGAACTTCTCCACATGTTCAGCTTCTGGAATATGAGGATCTGCTGGATATAAGTTCAAATATACAGTAGTATCATCTCTCATACATTTATACCAGAACTCTGGTATTTCTACCATAGTATTTAATGTCATGTCTCTATTAGTACCATCTTCATACTTGGTTCTATCTGTAGCATTAAGATATTTAACAGTTCCATCAGAAGTAATCGTGCAAGACTTCATCTTAGAATGTATAGGAAGTTCTTTATGCCAAGGCATATACCCGGTTCTAGTCAATAATGTACTCTACGGTTCTATAGGAAAGCTAACTCCATAATAGTTAGTAAATACATTAACATCGCCAAGATATGCAGCTACAATATTTTTATCTCCTAATTTCATATTATTCGTGAATTAAATATAGTGTTTTAGAATCTTTAACAGACAAAGTGTCATATTCTGTCTAAGTCATAGATACTACAGTAGATACTTCATCAGATGTTACACAGTGACTCAAGTCTACTGTTTCAGATAACTTATCCCATTCAGCAGGACTAGCTACAATACATACATAGTTAGCACCAGTATCTGTTAGATTATATACGTCTCCAACTACAGCTGTAGCAGGTAGTGCTTCGAAATTAGCTACAGAACCTTTCACTCTATATACAGATGCTACTTTAGCATCTACTTGTTCCTTAGTATATGCATCCTGAATACCATAACCAGACAAAGTAGTAGCTTTATTTGCTTTATTAGCTAGTTCTTTGTTAATAGATTCAATTAGATCATTATCAGTAATAGTACTCCATTCAGATCCAGTCCATGCTTTAATACATCTACCATATGGATCAGTTTGTAAGTCTATCCAATACTGTACTTCTTTGTGATTGGGGGTTGACTTACTAGGTACGAAATTTATAGTTTCTCTCATAGTTGTTCTTCTTTATTAGTCCATTTATCACTGCTTAACAATTTCTGTAATTCTTCTCCTTCATAGGTAGGATACGGATATACTACTTCCGGAGTTTCATCTTCTCCTGTTAAAGGTAATGTCATTGCTGATGGGAATAGTAATTCATAGTTAGCAACTTTCATGATTACTTCAGTTCCATCTACACTATAACGAAATACTAAATGCATTTCGTCTAGTGTATTTTGTGTTATATCAATCAGCATCTCGGCTGGTACAACAATATATTTCATTCTTGTATAAATATTGGGTTAGTTAAATCAATTATTTCGTCTTTCTCCATTCTGTATTGCCTTCTATTCCTACATACTCATTCAGCTCTTTAATCTTATCGTCTGTTGAGATGTTGTCGAAGAGCATGAAGTCGTACAATGCCATATTAGCAAAGAAATCATCATGCAGTCTGTTTGAACCGATAACAGGAGAAGATTTATTTACCCCTGCACTTAGCTCATTTGTAATAGTTATGTTATGTGTAATAGCCTTCAATTCTGATGCCTTGATATTACTATTCAGGATGCCATCAATGTATGTTTGTCCAGTATTTCTTGCCTGATAAGCAAAGACAGGATTATTACTATTATCTTTATCAGCATTGTAGATAGCAAATTCATCAGGATAACCTCTTTGGTCATATATAATAGCATTTGCAATTACATCATCCCAATTCACCTTCATCAACACTTGTTTGCCATCGACCGTAGTAGGAATATTAACAGAGTCATCTACACCATCAAGACAGTATGCTCCTTCATATTCAGGAAGAACTTTAATAGTAATATCACTTAAAAAATTGGTAACTCCTTCTTCAATTGGACTTATTGAAAAACCTACCACAGCATTATTAATCAAAGCCTCTGTCGGAAGGAATGATTTGGGTAGTTCATGAGTACCATTTCCAAGATATAGATTTGTTTCCTTAGTTGCATCGCTTGTTGCTAAATACTTATATATAAATTTAGACCTACCTTCTAACCCTTTAATTTCAATCTTAAAAGGAGGTATTTCTTTTATATTTTGAAGATTACCATTATATTTAACATAAGAATATAATAAAGCTAAACCTGCATTTAGAACATTAGTAATATGAATAGTATTACTAGTAATACTAGTAACATATCCGTCAGATTCATTCGCCCAAGTTTTATTAGCACCAAACACAACAGGATATCCATTCACCCCACTCATTCCTGCGTAGGCGGAATTATTTATCTTACCATGATTACCATGACCGGATATATCGGGAATATGACCTAGTATCTTATAACTAGAGTTAGGTATTCTCAATAGTCTAGGAGAAAGAATGCATTTAGGTTCGTTGTCGTCGATATTCCAAATCGGACTATGTGACCAAGCAAACACCATTTCTTTAGTAACAACGATTTGTTGGTTATTATCGAATACGTATACACCGTTACACTCCATCTGTCCCCTTAAAGTATAAGCTCCTTCTAGTAAATTTTTAGAAGAATTATACCTAATAATATCTCCTACTTTTAGCTTATCTCCCCAAGTATAAGTATGAGTTCTATCTAGGTTTTCTAACTTAACGAAACTTGGATATGGTTGCACAATGTCCTCGTATCTGATGTACTCGTCAATAGTAATATTTACTTCTTGTGGAGAGTCATAATTATATATATAACCAATATTAAAAGCCGTATCATCAACGGAACTTCTTCTATAACCAATATTTACTCCGTTAAATGTAAATACTGTAAGTTCATCAACATTATTTTTTAGATAAAAATTAGCTCTAAGATAAGCACCCTTTGGTATATAATCTCCTATATTAATTCTCTACATAGTTTTCATCCTGTTCGATAGTCATAGTAATCTTCTGTGGAGATTTATCTTTAAGAACATCGCCAAATATAGTATATCCAATATTATTAGAATTCTTAACAATAGTAATATTTCCTAATTGAGAAGAAACAGCAGATACAAGTTTCTTTGCTTCATTATCGAAAGACATTTGAATAGCAATTCTTCTACCAACAGGTACATAATCGCCTATATTTATTCTCTCCCAAATATCTCCTGTTAATGGAAGTATTGCTGTATAAAATATCTTATAATTATCATTAGCTTTTATAATAGGTCTGAACTCCACCATATCCGGATACAGCGTACCCAGCTTATGCTTCTTCAACTGGCGCTCTATCAAGAACTCGGACATACTATAAGGGAAGGACATGAGAGAGTAGATAGCTCCGTTGAAGAAACGAGAATCATTATCTCGAATCGTGCCTAACCACATATCAGTTCCATCTTCTGCTGCACCTGCTGTTATAGATTGCCCGCAATAAGAGTATTTAGATAAATAAGATATACTTCTAGTAGAAATAAAATTTAGACCAGAAGTAGCTTGACCAAAACTATAAACGCTATTTCCGGCAGTTTCCACAAATGCCCCCGGATTATTCTTTGACGATATAGCTCCAATATTAGCAAATATTTCTCTATCGGTTACTACCGTATAATCCTTGTAAACAGGCATCCCTGTCACCTTACCGAAGTCATTGATACCGTCAAGGCATAGACCACCTGCGTGGGAAGGAATTTGGGTGATGGTAACACTATTACCCATACCCGGATTACCAAAACCACAAAATCGACCAGATCCACTATACAAAGTGTTATGTGAAGCTGGTAATATATTCACCCCATCTACAATTTTAACTGATTTAGGCGACCCAGTTTCATCAATATAGCTATAATCAATATCAGCTCCTGTTTTAATAACCTTAAACGAAGGAATGTCTGGATATTCTTTACTCCCTACGCTATAATACAGTAGCATAATATGACTTATAGCATTTTTACAATCTATCTTACTACTCGTTATAGTTGAATTACTACTGTTCCATATACTAGAATCGAGAAAATCAACCTCATACTTCCCAATACCTGAATCCCCCTTCCAAGCAATATTGTTCAACTGAATATCCCTACCGTTACAGGAAAAGTCAATCAGCTTGTCGCCAAACTCTGCGTGGTTATCGTTGGTGATTCCCTGTTTCTTGACATCACACAGTATATCAGGTTTAAGTGTTCTATCCAAGTTGAAGTAGGCGATTACCTGGTTGATTTGGTCGGTAGTCAGTACCTTGTTGGCGATGATTGTCCAGTACCAAGCTACTTGACTAGTTTCAACTATGCTGTCATTACTAATATATCCAACTACACTAAATTTTGAGGACAAATTAGTATTACTAGAGGCAGAGGCAGTATAATCTGCTTTATCTCCTAATATATTATTTATTACATTAATAGTAGAACCTTGAATATTGTCTTTATACCATCCGTATATTCCAGTCTTATCTGTTAGACTAATTGCATTTCTACCTACAACACTTCCAGAAGTTCTAATATTATTTGTAGTAATAAAGTTACTAGGTTTATCTATCTGATGAATCATACTAACAACAGTAACCTCATCAGTAATACCCATCTCCTGTACGGTTTTGGTGGAAGTAATCAGGTCTTCAACTCCATCGGTGACGAAGGCACCATAGTAAGGACTACCTTTATCTGCGTAGCCACTTCCTTCGGTGTAAGCCGCATTACTAATCACAAACGGATTGTCAGGGTCTACCAAGTTCTTAACTATAGCTCTATCAGAATCATTATTAGTCTTATTACCAACTATAACTACAGCTTTAAGAGAAGCTAATACTTCTGGATCTATATAAGGAAGATCTGATTCCATATTGCCAATCTTCCACTCTCCTAAGACACATGAACCTACTTTAGTGAATAGACTAATACGTATCCACGTATTCTTAAATTCACTTAGGTCTATAGAATCTGTATTAGTATAGGTTCTTTTTAAAGTAGTATCTCCATATGCTATTACCTTTACTTCAATTGTACCTATATAGTTAGCTGGTTCTGCAGTAGACTCATTGTCTGGCTGCAGATACCTAGTTAGCCTTGGAAATACATAGTATGCCTAAGGATTAATGAATATAGGATTATATAAAATTGTTTTCATCTGTATCCTCCTCTGTATTACTTAATAGTAATAGTAATCTCTTCTCCATTCTCTACTGCTTCTTGCATCTTATCATATAATGCTTTAAACGTCACAGTACTTTCTGTTACTTTACCAACGACATTATTTTTTCCTACTAATAAGCACCCATCTGTATCCTCCTCTGTATTACCGATGTGAATTAGTATGCCATCGAAACCAGGTATATCTAATAGTCTAGGTAATTTACCATTACAGGATTTGTATTGTTTATATTTACTAAACTTGGGAGATACAATATCTAAAGTAACTTTATATGTACCAGTAGGTATAGCAGTCTTACCATATACTTTGGCTTTCTATATATCTTCTATTGACATATCTTGCGTAAGTCCTCTATCCGTATCTTCAAGAACATTGCAGAACTTAACGCCATCTATATACATATTACTTATAGTATATGTACTTCTTTTCGCTATTCTTTCTGATATTATATGCATAATTTCAATAATAATATTATACCTACTTGAATTGCTTGACCTATAGTACCACCAATTATAGTAGCTATCCAATCTAACCAATCCCATTTACCACCATACATTTTATCTTTAAACTCCATACCTGATGCTAGACCAGCTACGAATAGTATGGTGAACAGAGCACCTGGTACTATTGCGTACTTCAGGTGCTTCATTCTATTACTCTCTTTTAACCATTTAATTTGCATATCTTGTAGTTCTAGGTTGAGCGTCATAAACTATGCTGCCGAGTAAGTCAGCAGCTAAGTTCATGCCAAATTGTTTATCGTCATTATCTATTTCGTTTACCTTGACTAATACATACTACAACATAGTATATATGCCTTCTAATAACTCTCTATCAGTTAATAACTTCACATCCATATTAATCCCTCATATTAGTTGCCCATTGTTCTGGTATGCTACCACTATTAGTAATAAGACTCTTACTCATGTAAGCAAATACATTTTGTTTATTCGTATTAGTAAGATTATTTAGCCATGTCCAGAATTCTGGCACAGAACCTGTTGTAGAAGTATCTCCATAGAATAAACCTGTTATCTTCGTAAGATTCTTATGTTTAGATTGAGTAAACAGATTTGATCCTATCTTCTTCGGTCCTTGACCCATCCATCCTCCAGTAGAATTGGTACTAGCTAATGCATATGATATATTCTGTAATATATAATTATACTAGAATGTAGTATCACTTAACTGTTGAACATCATCAGCAGAGCCTTGGAAGGTAGCATCATAGAATAAATAAGATATATCTGTAAGAGCCAAGTTCTTACTAAGTAAAGTAGAAGGTATAACTACTTTTGCAGGTATATATATTCCACAGAATAGTCCTGAAACGCTTTTTAATGCAGTATTGTTAGATAACATATCAGAAGGAAACATCTGTCCATTATTACTATCATCATTCCAAGTATACGGATTAATGCAATAACAATACGCAAACACATTAGTTAAACTGGATATGTTAGTAAGAGTTTTGAATATTCTATTTGGTATTCTACCATATATACCGTAGTTATATCTTTGCACTCCATTAACAGTTTTTCTACCACTGCCTGTGAGAACATTTGATATATTAGTATTAGTATTATTGACACAATATTTAAATAGATCTGATGGAACTATGTAATTCATACTATCTAATCTATTCTATCCTGCAGGACTAAGAGGGTATCGCATATCGTCTTCATTGAAGAATTCTGATGGAATATTAGGATCAATATCTGTTATAACACCAGATTGTATGTTCTGATACAAAGTACTGTTCTATATCAGATCCCCTAGACCATATACTCCATCATAATAATCAATATTCCATATTTTCTTGTAAGGACTATAGTTTGGATTCTTTATTACTCTATGTATATCCTTATTGGGATTATCAATATATTCTGGGGTAGAACCAGGATTATTAGGATCATACCCTGGATTAGGTATTTGATCTCTAGGATCATATGCAGTATTTACTATAAATTCTGAAACATTATAATTTTCATTAGTTATTATCAAATCTCCTGCATCTTCAACAGTATTTAATTCTACTTGCTTTCTAATGTATCCTTCTGCATTAGGGCTAGAGAAGTTTGCCAATGCATATCGCATATCAGTTATACTACTTCTAACAGCTTTTATTGATTCGCTGTAATCAATAGTTTGTGGAAGTACTGCATCAGGATCATGTTTTCCTTCTTCAGTTATACCAAAGTTTTCAGTTATTCCTAGTTTAAGTGCATCTGCATGACTCCAACCAGTAGAGGCTCTTACTACGTCTCTTTCCATATAAAATAAACCATATGGAACTCCTCCTTCTTTTGTATAACTTTCCGAATCTTCATAGAACGCATACGCAACATTTGTAAGTTTACAATTGGTAAATCCCTTACCTGTCAACTTATACTTTACTAATTGATTTCTAAAGCAACCTGTTATCTGTACTAGATTTGAACAGTCCTAGAAAATGTTTCCCGGTAGTTCGTATACTACTCCACTAGAATTAGGAACAGTCATATTAGCAAAGAAACATGGGCACGCAATCAGATTAACAACACCTTTAAATACATCATAAGGATATGTTTCATCAGACTCTCTAACAAATACTCTATTTATACCAGCACCATGAAAACATGTAGCAGCCTAATGTGGAATCTGATTAGTATCTTCTGTATTACCTATGTATTGTAAAGTAAGTTTAATCTATCTAAACATACTATTGTGTATAGGGAAATACACCTTGTCTCCATCATTAGAAGTTATATAGAAACATCCTAATAATTTAGTTATTTGCCTAGAGAATAAATTACTACTATCAAATACTGAATTACCACCAAATAGATTAATCAATGAACCTTTAGCTTTGATATTTCTGAAACTCCAACTAACTACTTTTAGTTTGCTATTATAAGCGAATAACGGACTATATATTACACTATCGTCGGTACTTTCTGTATCGAAATTAAACCAACAACCATTGAACATATTAGCTATAGTATCTAGATTGGGAAGATCTCTTAATAATTTAGATGCTCTAGCATATGCTCTTCGTCCCTCTGCTACTTCTGCTGAAGTTAAAGTTTCATCACAGTTATCTACAAATATTATATTACTACCATCGTAATTGAACATTCTAGACAGATGCGCCAATTGTAAATATTGATTAGCACCTATCTATGCAAAGAATAAATCATCTATGTAGAAATTGCCAGCAGTAGTTTCGAACATACTACTGCAGGATACTAACTTCTTCAAAGGGCTTAATAAACCATTGTATTCAGTAATTGTATCTCCAGTATGAGTAGGACTATACATAGGACCTGTCAGTCTAGTAGCATAGAAGGCATGCTAAGCATTAGTAACATTACCACAATATTTAAATGTGTCTCTACTTAGAGGATTACTAAAATCTGTAATTACATTTGAACAAGAATGAAATATAGAAACAATATTTTCAACATCGTCACACATGTTCAATATATAATATACATCATATAAGTTTACTTTAGTCCCTACAAAGCAGTTACTTAAATTAGTAGTACCTATAGATATATTAGTCTCTAACCCTTGATTGTTATCCCACTATTCCTAGCCTTCTGTAGTATCTGTATCTGGACCGTACCATTGCCCTCTAGTTGGTTTAATAGTCACGTCTTCTAGTACATCGTGTATAAAGAAGTTAGGGCAAGTATTGAATACACTTCCTGATGTTAGTTTTATGTGTCCGAATACTCTGGTTAAACTAGAACAGTTATTAAAAGTAGAACTATTAACTGCGAAAGGATTAGTCTTACTATTCTTAAACTTAACATACTTAGAGCTGTTATAGTACATGTATAGATTAGTAAAATTAAATGGACTAAGATCTAATATTCTTTCACCTGTAGATGTAGTAGCTACAGGATCATTTCCAAATTGAAATGCATTAATGTTACTTGAAGAAATATTTAATGTCTTCAATTTATTGAATCCTGGTGCAAATTTAATTACATCGGTAGTATTTGTATTATCTAAATTCAATTCTTCAAGATTAGGAGCTCCTACTAAACTAATACTTAAGTTAGCATTATTACAATTAGATAGGGTTACAGACTTGAGTGCATTAGCATTTGACACATTAAATGTGGCTAACTTATTACAGTTAGGTGCATAAATTCTTTCGAGCTTAGCACAACCAATAATATTGATACTAGTTAAGTCACTCAAATTACGTAAGTCTAATTCTATTATCTAGTTACAATTACTTACTTCTACGGATTGTAGTTTATTACATCCTGTAAAATCAATTTTACTAATAAAAGGTTGATCAGCTAGAGTTACTCTTTCTATCGCAGAATTTGTTAAAGTAAGAGCGGATAATGCGGCATTAGGTAGTGCTAATGAAGTTACACATCCATTTGATATATCTATTGTCTTTAGTTTATTATAGTTCTATACATCTACTGGAAATGAGTTAACGCCACTGTTCCCTGACCAAAAACTAGTGTTAGACAAATTAATATGTCTAATATCTGAAACACTCTTGCCATCCTATCTCTTAACGAATATAGTAGCAAAGTCTATAGGGTTCGATGATAATGTACTAGTATTTTGTATATCTATTTCGGACATACTAGGTAGCGACATTGATGTCATGAAACCTTGAAATCTAATCTCGTCCAGTCCTTTCATATTACTTATCTCAGACATATTGTTTACTGTAATCTGAGTATTAAATGAAGATAAAGATGGCAGATATATATCTGTATCCACATTCTCTTCTATGTAATATCTAGTTTCACTACCTGCTGCATTACCTATATTCACAGTAAGTATAGCAGGACTATTCATCTTAATAGTTAACTTAGAGTTGTTGTTCTAAGCACCACCACACTTGAAAGAACCTTTTTCATTGTACGGATAGATAATATTATTATTAGCAAATAAGAATACTCCATCCATAAATATCAATCTCTTCTTTAGCCAATCTCTTACAAAGTCATTACGTGTACCATGCAAGAATTCCACATTAGCATATGACGCAGGGCTATCTTCATCTTTCTAATATTTCGTAAGATACTTAACTCGGTAGTCATAGTTGTATAATAGTTCTCCACAGTTCTTTGTCTAAGCACTAAAGTAGTTTTCAACAAACATAGAAGAACTAGTTAATAATGAACTATTGGTTCTCCATAGATCCCATAATCCATTATAATCACTTCCTGAATACACTCCGGTGCTTATAAATCTACTATCTCTTAGAACATCCCACAATCTACTTGAATATTCATCATATCCGTTATTAGGATCATTCTATTTGATTATAAGAGAGTTTACACCTGTAGTAGTATCCGCATTGCTGAAACCATCTATATATGCTGTCTTAGCAACATTTTCTTCACCAGTGTTACTTACTCCATTTGCAGTATCCATATCATAGAAACATGGGTACCACTTATTCATATTCTAATCTGTAGTGGATCCTCCTACATTCCATGATCTTAACACCATATTCTTTCCTAATGAGTCTACAAGACCGAATACTACACATATCATAAAGTATGAATATGCATTTCTAATACTTAGTCTTAAAGTAAGATCATCGGCAAGAGCAGACCAGGATTGCTATGCAGGATATGTAGCTCCTGTTTTTTCATATCCTTTAGTTATAGTATTCCATCTGTATTTACTTATCTCTTCACCAGTCATACCGGCTAATGTAGTAAACAGTAACTACAGTCTCTACCATATATTATTATCAGTTACAGAAGTAGCATCTTGAGTAGCTCCATTATATTTAAATTCTCCTACATGCTATAATACAGTTAAGTCATCCTGCATGAATAGAGCAGTATGCTATATACCTTCTGGAGTCTCAATAATGTTAGCGTTATCTCCAAATTCATATGAGTAAATCTACTATTGATTAATACTACCAAAGTTCTCATTTACTTTATATGCTTCATACTTAGTAATGAAAGCAGGCAATGGTTGATCTACATATTCTCCAGTTACATTTTTAATCTTAGTAGTAAAGTTCTTTAAGAACTTCATACCCATGTTGTAATAAGCAGCACGTCCTAAGTTGAAAGAATATATACCCAACATCTCTTGAGTACTAGTACCATCAAATTGTATAAGTAGGATGATAGGGAAACCTTCCAAAGTATGTTTTATAGTTACCTCATTATGTACTTCACTAGGGGTTATGGAATCTACAGGACGTCTAGATTCCAATTCCTACATTGGAGGTGTCTTATCAAATAGTACATCTGCATTGTCATTAATCCACTTACCAATAGAAGCATTATTAGCATGAGCGCTATCTACAACGTCAGCCTTCAATGTGAATTGATTCTCAGGCATCCAACTAGCCTTTGGTTGAAATAGCTCTGGTCCAATAGATTTACCTTCATCATCTGTAAGTATTTTATTGAGAGCAATCTCTAAGTTCTTACTTCTGTAACCAGTAGAAGATGTACCTTGAATCTATACAGATACATCTGTAGTAGATACAGCAGATCCACTAGTTGAATCTGGATCAAAGTAACTAAGTGTACAACCATTGTACATAGTTGAATTAGGTCCAATAGCTTCATACACAGCTTTAGTAAACCCAGAATTGGAACAGTTTATTAATACTACTGGAAGAGGTGGTTTTCTATTGACATCACCAATAAGACTGTTAAAATTCAATTTAGCATATGTACCAGTAGAGTCATCCCAAAGAGTTGAAGAACTACTATTCTCTGTTATACTAAAGAAGTTCTTTAACTTTAAGTTGTTATACTCTGTAAAATCTACAGAACCTGTACTAGTTAATGTAGCTCTTACTCTAGCATTAAGTGCATTAATAACTATCTGTTTATCATTAAGAGGAGATCTAAACAAGTTCATTTCATAGAACTCTACATCGCTGAAGTTACTAGGTTTACCATTCTAGTAAGTACATCCTAAATATATCTTACTTGATGTACTCCAAGTGAAATTATCTTTTATCTCTCTAGCTACATTCAATACACCATTAACAAATATCTTGACTTCTTTATTGCTTTGGTCTACTACAAAATCAAGAGTATTTACAGTGTTTTGTTGTATCTTACATGATATACTTTCCTTAATAGCTCCATCTGTGTACTTCCATATTACATCTTCTAGACTTACTATAATACCTTCTTGAAAGCTATTGTCTGATGAATAGTCTCCTATAAAGAATACAGTTCTGTCATTGTACGGATGTAAATCTGTTTTAAACGTAGTAGATATAGTAAAACCTAATCTAGACCAGTTAGTATTATCTGCAGTAGACGCAGCGAATGGTTGTAAATCTACTACCCCGTATGCTTCTCCAGCCAATCTTAATTTACTCTATCCATTCTCATTCAAGAAGCCCGATAGTATACCATTAGTATCATATACATTTAAATTAGTAGTTACAGATTGTTCTTCTTGCTATCCTGGCATAATAAAGTTAGGTACAACGCTAGACCATATTTTAGCAGATGTTTCTTGAGGAAATGTAGCTTGTTTTATATTCCACTATGCGTACATAGTATTGCTTGGATTCTATGTAGGAATCAAACTTTGATCTGCAGCTATGACATTACATCTAAGAATCGTATCAGTTATAGGACTACCTTTTTCAGACCAACATCTTAAAGTAATAATATAGTCTCCCAAGTATGATTCTTCTTGTGGAATAGACCAACTAAATACTTGAGCTTTACCTCTTAACACATAACTGTTAGAGTTGAAATTACTACTATCGGCATCGAAGTTACCTATATCAGTTGTGATAGTACCTCTCTGTATTCTGATAGCATAATATATAATTGATACTCCTGCTAAGTATGGAGTAAATGAAAATGATATATTACCAGACTATGCAAACTCTGTTGGTTCTGTTCCTGCTTCTATATCAGCTTGTGTAGTAATTCCATCTACCAATACTACTAGTGTTTGTCCATCTTCTACTACTACTTTGTTAGTAACAGTATCTGATTGGATTACCTAAGTATTTACAGAAGTAGTAGCTTGTGCAGATATAGTATATGAACTACCGGCAGTAGGAGTAGCACCATTGAATAAGTCAAAGAAGTTTACATCTAATAACTTAGGTTCTACTGAAGTAAATTTTCCTACAGAATAACTCTTAGATATACCATTAGTTGTATTAGTAACTATAAGAGAAGTTTCAGAGCCTAATACCTTGTTAGTTATTTTATAAGTAATATTGTATGGTAAACCTATAGTAGCAGTTACAGAAGTTACGGAAGATTCTAGACTAATAGATGATTCTACTACAGTAAGCAAGTAAGGGCTTACTGAGATACCTTCTGTATTCTCAGCAGTAACAACAATACTGTGACTAGCTGAACTAGAAAATTCAGCAATATTAGGAATTTCTAATGTACCCTATACTGAAGAATAACCTACTTGATTACTTATAATAGTATTACCATCTAGTGATACAGATATGTTATACTTCTCATTAGGTTTAGTAGAACTAATAAGATAATGTAGTGTTAACTTAGTAGAAGTAGAATATAGGTAATGTACGCCTTCAGTAGTAACGATACTGCCGTCAGTAAGCTTGATAGAAGCAGTGGTTCCACCACCGCCTCCTCCACCACCAATAGTACCATTTAATACGACCCAACTTAGATTTCTTTTAGTCTCTTCTACTTTATCGTCCATATCCACTAATACCTGATTAACGGATTTAAAGGTCTGACCCTCTTCTAAAAAGTGAGGGTCAGTAACCATGATACCAGAAGCATTACCTGAAGAAATTATATCCCAAGTGCCGGTAGATTCATTATACTTTTTTAAATTCATTTTGTTATAACAATTATGTCATTACCACTATTAATTTCTCCGTTTCCACCAATTGCTGCAGGAGGATTACTGCTACTAGGAATATTAACATTATATTTACCAGCAGAAGTAAATAAGTAATTAATCTTTTTAGTAATGCACTGAATATTACTAGCTGTTACTTTATAAATAGTATAGAAAGGATATCTTTGCCCAGCATTTACTTTAGCTGTAATATCTGTTTGACTAGTTTGAGTAATAGTAGCTGGGAAGAAGTAGTGATCCCAAGGAGTATAAGGGGATGGCAACTCCTTATTAGAAGTGTGTTTATAACCTGTAGCTTGATTAGTAATGTATACAGGAGCAGTTATCCTATCTACTAACTCAAATGTACACAAGTGCTTCTAAGTCTTATATGCATCATTACCAATCCATGTAGATGGGAATAATTGACCTTCTAGTTGTGGATCTGAATTATCGGCAGCAAGAGTAGTAGTACCAAATGATTCTTGTAGCATTTCTGCTGTCACTTGAATAATAGGTTTCATAGTGCTAACTGGATTCTCCTTCAATGGGAATGTAGCTGCATATGTATGTTTATGTCCACCTATAGCCAATCTAATATCATTTTCCTAACAGAATTTACTAAACCAATACTTATTATCAGCTGTAGTATTATAGTTCAAGTGACTACCAGATCTTTCAATCTTACTATTCTCTGTATTATCCCAATAGAAATTACTAATTACATTCTGAGTAATAATAGTAAATGGTAACTCGTGAGTAAACGCTATCTTCCATGTCTTATCAGAATTCTTATTAATATCGTTCTGACACCATGTTTTCATATTAGAGTATACCAAACCATTTGTACTTAGTCCATACACATTCTTCTCAGTACCATCTGTAATCTCAGAATTGATAGCCATGAAGTGTACATCGCCATAATTGAATGAATATAGAGAATCAATGAATACTTCCTTACCCTCAATGTTGAAAATAGGAGGATTCTCTTCATCCATTTCAAAAGTATAGAAGAATGATAAGTTCTTAGGATTAATCTTTGAACTATCACCTCCATTACCTAACTGATAAATGTTGGCAGGACACAAGTCATTATTTCCAATTACTGGCATTTCCTCGAAATCCTTCATAGCTTGTCTACCTGTATAGTAGTCAATCCATTCGTTAACACGATTACCATTTTGAGTCATATCGCCAGTATTTACTGTGAACTCCATATCAGCTACATTGTCTTTGATGTATTCAGCAGATGATTTCCATATCTGATATTCATCCCATCTAAATCCCTATTGGTCTGATACTTGAACAAAGGTGAATTCATCTGATCCTTCACGTACAGTAAAATGTAATACTTCACTTTCGTAATCCTCATCTCTAACTACCTTGTAATCATATACTCCAGCACTTAGATTTTTGATTATTACTTTATGAGTAGTGAATGCTGTACCATCGGTAAACTCAGATCTAATTCTATTATAATACTTTCTAATACCAGATTCATTTTTGAATGATTCTACTTTGTTCCATTCTGATTCTCCTTGCTTCTTATACCATAAGAATTCGTCATGATACTCAGTAGATATCCAGTTAAAGCATCTAGTAGCATTAGGAGCAGTTGCTTGAATACCAAAAGTACATGTAATATAGTTCGGTTTAGTAGTATCTAGTTTGGTTTTATTATAGAATATATTTTTATGCTCATAAGTAGCCTTAGGAGTATAAGATTCTATCATAGGAATAATATCTTTAGTCAAATCTACGAAATACCAATCATTGGCATTATTTCTCTTATCCAACGATTTAGTAGCTTGACTTACTGGGTCCATACTATAATACTTAGTAAATAATCTGTTGGAATTGAGATAAGCATATGGATTATTTTCTTTAGCATCAATAGTATCTGCATCACCGGCATTTTCTTTATTTAATCCCACTAAATCTATATATCCTTTACTTACTTTATAGCTTCCTCCAACATTACTATATGGAGATGCCACACTAGAAGGAGTATCACCCCAAGTAAGATAAAACTTTGCTTTAGTATTATCAAACTTAATCAACTGTCCGTCTTTAGCATACCATTCCATATCATAACTGTTTACTTTGATACGAGTAGTATTTGCATCCATTACTGAGCATTGCGCTCCTCTAATAAGAAATGTTTCTCCTTTTTTAATTAGCCCTTCAAGGGGAAGAACTTCCCAATTAGTACCACCACTAGAGTACTATAACGATAGCCCATTTAGATTGATATCCGCATCAGTTAGATTGGATAGTTCTACGAAATTATGAGAACAGTAATTATAACTATGTTCATCTGCAGTTAGTCCTCCACAGTATAAACTATTGATATATAATTTCTGTAAATACAAAGAAGTTACATACACCCAGCCAGTACTAGGATCTGTTTGACCTCCAGTTGGTTCTGCTTGAGGTGTATCGAGTTCTTTCATGTAAACAATAAGTTTACCATCATTACTTACCTTAACACGATAAGTTTGTCCACTTGGAGCTACAAATCCAATATAGTCCAGTTTATCTAAATCATCTTTAGTCATGCCTTCATCTCCTGGGTCTGGGTCTTCACCTCCACCACCTCCGGATTTATTAATCCATACAAGGTTACCTTCACTTTTAATATAAAGTCTCTGGGTATCGGTACACCACAATAATTCGTTATTTAAAAATTTATCTTGATTAGCTAATAGATCAGTATACTTACCTGCTTTAATACACAAATGTTTTAAATTTGGTATCATTGTTTCAGAGTATGCAGGATATTCTGGTTCTCTAGCTGTATTAGTTCCTATATATTTTAAGTTCTACTCTTCTGTATATTCTGCAGGCTATTCTGGTTCTATGCTAGTAATAGCATCAGCAGTATTATTAGTAAAATCTCCAGAACTTAATTGATTGTTAAATGCATATTCATATTTCCTTATCTGTTGTTGAATAGCATTGACTGCCTATATCAAACTCTATAAGTCTTCATTCACATATTCAGGAATTGACTTTTCAGAGTCATCTGCCCATATGTCATTAGTATCTAAAGGCGGAGTATCAGATATAACAATATTAGTACCTCCATCACCACTCCCGCCTTGCACTACTGACCAACCTCTACTATTATTTCTATTTTCCCAGCTGATTAATTGGTAATAAGCCTATGAACTCTGTACGAACCACCTCTAACCTATAGCATCATTATTAGTATTATCTTTACTTTCGCTAAGTATAGAATCAGAAATAGTATACAAATCACTAGTAGTAAAAACCTATTTATGCCCAGAAACCTATGTCGCATTAACTGCTCCATAGGCCTTAGGGTTATTACTACCAATCTTCGACGGGAATGTGATTATACTCTCTGTCATTTAAAGTTTAGTTTAGCATTAGTAAATGCTCCTGGATTAGCAGAAGTATATACTCTCATTGTTAATTTAAGTCCTGTATCAGTTGTGAATGATTCTTCACTATAGTTAAATGCTTGTGTAACATTATAAGCATCATTCTAAGTAATAGTAGTTAGCTTAGGAAAATTGCTAGGATATTTGTACACAAAATATTCACTGCCACTAGTAGTTATGTTGGATATAGTTATGTTGTTAGAAGAAACTAATTGTTTATTCATATTACCTTCTACTCCATAATAAACAGGATATAGGAATGTAATTTTACTATTTACTGTTTCTTCGTCATCTCCAGTAGCCGGTACTAACTGCCCATCTACTATTTCATAACCAGTTTTAGGAGCTTTAAGTGTTACGTAGTAATTAGTATTAGATAATGTTTCCATCTCTACTGTAGGAGATTGTATTCCATCTTCTGTTAATTCAATAAACACATTACTTTCCATAGTTTCAGGATCTTTATAATTTTTCTTTGATTGCCACATATAGTTACCACTCCATTTATAGGTATCCCCTATTTCAGTATTAATGTTTAATGAATTACTAGTATTACCGGTTCTCTTATTAGTCCACAATACTGTCATAATTGGTTTAACTAGAGGAGTGTTTGTTTCCATTTCTCCTCCACCTCCGCCTGTAACTTCACTCCATTTAGCATTTTGTCTAGCATACTACTTACCATCAATAGGCGCTTCTTCTATACCTCCTCCTAATTGGAATAGGTTGTATATTACTCTACCGTGTAAACATTCAGGTTCTGTATAAGGAGTGAACAGATTACATATAGTAGTAAATCCTAGTGGAATGTCTGTCCCTATCTGTCTTTTGCAATGACAGATCATAGCTTTCAGCATCTACCGATCTTGAACGAAATCTACTTTACTAAGTAAAGATGTTAGTTCATTTACACAAATAGATGCTAAAACATCTCTGTAATTTATTTTAACAGAGTATCTCAATTTATTATCTACTTTTGTGACCATTATCCAAACGTTTTTGATACAGGGTTTTGTGTTCCAGAAGTGTATGCATCACTTAATTCGAAGTCCCATGGGTTTAATACATAGAAATAATAACGTACAGGAAAACCTCCTATAACTATAGCAACATCTAATTTGCCATACTATTTCACAAACACATTAGAATATTCATTTCCACCTGGAAAAGTATACGCTGGAAATATACGTCCTACAATATTATTAAAATCTAATACAGAGCCGGACAAATTAATTACATGGAATGTAGTTAGTACTTTTCCTACTAAAGAGGAACTATATGTATATGACGGTAGTTGTATACGCATAGTATTTGGTGATGTTCCATTTCCAGTAATAGTTATGTATGTATCTCCTTCTCCAATAGCTAATGTATTAGTATCACTTCCAGATAGTTTCACTTTGTACCAATTACTTGCCATACTTCCTTTGAAAGTACCTCTATTAATTACGACATCTCCAGTTCTACCATTAATCTAAAGATTTGGTATGAAAGTAGTAGGTAGTAATGTCACAGTAATTTTATTATCTAGGCTTGTACTATTAGTATACAAAGAAAGACTGGCAGAGCCTAAAGAATTGTATACAGAACCGTGTAATTTAATTATACCAGATGTTTGTATATAATCGTAGTTACTTGTTCCACCATCTTCTGTGTAATATTTCCATATTAAGTATGCAGAAGTACTTCCTTCTGTAACTCCAGAAACTTGTACATAAAATTCTGGAATACTTTGGCCACTCGTTAATTTATCGGATAGTAAAGTTAATGTACTATTGGATCCCTATGTTATGTTAATAGTATTATCTGTAAATGAGACGTATGATACTGAACTTTTAATCCACATGGATGTATCTGTAAACTTGAATGGAATTGAATCATTACCAAAATCTTCGTAATTATCTACCTCATTATATAGGTAATCCACTCCTTGCTGACTGAACATGTAATCTCCGTTGAATACAAAACTACCTATTGTACCATTATTTGCAATCAGTAATTTCGTATATATAGCTTCAAATCTTTCCATTGGTATCCAAGTAGCATGTTCGCCGTATTGTTCATAGTTATCTGCAGGAGTTTTACCATCATTCTATGAACCAGTCCAACTAGTGGTTACGTTCATAACATAATATGTTTCTCCATATAATACGTATGGTGCTTTAGTATCAGTAGCTGTATAAGTTACTGTAGCATCATATATACCAGCAGGATATACAATTCTACCATCTCTACCGTCTTTTCCATTGGCACCATTAGTACCATCTGCTCCTCTAAATAGACTCCAAGTATAGACCATTGCATCTGTACTTTCAGATGCTGTATCTTTATTTACTGCTATACCAATATACTTAGTATTCTAATTAGGTATATCATATATAGTACTAGATGAAGAAGAAGGCATAGTGTCTGCGTACTTAATCCAAGTGTATAATGTTTTACCGTCTTCTCCAGCAGGACCAGCTACTCCATCTTTACCTGTTATCTTTGACCATGTATAATCACTAGGATTATTACTTTCAGATGCTGTTTCTTTGTTGTAAGCTAAGCCTATATAACTTTTACCATCAGGACTATTGCTTATACCTGTACCATTTGCATCTTCTGCATATCTAATCCAAGTGTATAATGTTTTACCATCCTATCCTGCTGGACCTGGTACTCCTTGTGGTCCATCATTACCTGTATCCCCTTTATCTCCTTTATTCTTCTGCCATTTATATACTAAAGGATCCTACGAATCTGCTACAGTATGATCAGCATAAGTACCTATGAATGGTTTCATAACAGTATATCCACTAGTAGTGAATCCGTATACCTATGCTGCGTTGCCCATACTATCTGTTACAACATTGTCTGCAAATGCTATATGTACATATGCGGAATCACCAGCTGGACCTTTGATACCACCTATATTATTCCATCTTAATCCATCCCATACATATAAATCTCCATTTACTACATAGGCATCTCCAGGTTGAGCTGATTCTGGCAATTGATCTTCTGATGCTACTTCTCCTTTTATATTGACAGATGTACCATCATTCCCATCCTTACCTGGTTCTCCTTTCTCTCCCCATTTTGCCCATAAAGCAGGATTACTGAATTCACTCCAAATTCCTTCTTTGTACTTTCTAACACATACCCACTCATACATGTTATTCTCATTTACACCAGTAGGATCATCAGTCCATCCTTCAGGTACAAAGTCATCTTCCTGACTTACTTCTGTAGGTCTATCTGGAGATAAGTTAGTAGTAGTTCTTTTGTATATATATTCTACTCCATCTCCATCCTTACCGTTAGCTCCCCATTTAGACCATACTGTTGGACCATTCCAATCAGACCACAAATCATCAGTTTTAGTTCTGACGCACATCCATTCGTACTGATTAGATTCACTTACTCCAGTAGGATAATCTGTCCAACCATCTGGTACATTACCATCTTCATTTACACTACTAGGTTTATCAGAACTATTTGGTACTCTATTAGATACCTTATAAATGAATTCTATTGATTTGCCATCCTATCCATCTTTACCGTTTTCACCGGTTATCCTAACTGGCGTAGACCATTCCCCTTGAATAGTTCCAGTAGTCTAAAATACTGCCCATGACATCCAGATGGTACCAACCATGTTTTGATCTGTTGTATACCAGCCTGTTGGAGGAGTAAATACATTAGTATCTGAATTCCAACTACCACCCACGGGTTTGCTTGGTGTAGTTTCACTAGACTTAAAGACGAATGCAGTAAGATTAGATGAAACATTTGTCCCATCTTGACCATCTTTTCCAGGATCCCCTTTCTCACCCTTGAATTCACGCCACTTACCTGTAGACTAATCAATAGCGTTGCTAGCATTAAATTTGTAGTGTTTATCTGTTGATATACAATAAGATATATGCCCTTCATCAATGTCCTCATCACGAACATTCTTCATTTCTTCTAGGGTATCGAATTGATCTCTGGCGAAATTAGGTAGTTTACTTCTATGTTCAAAGTTATCTATAATTTGTATCATATATCTTTTAATTAAAGATTATTTTGTAATTTGTTACTGTAGATGGCGTTTTGAGAACATATACATAATACATCTCGTCATTAATTGCTATCTCAGTATAAACATAAGAACCGTTCAAATTCTGATTACTCATATCTCTGATATCAGTTAGCATACCAAATGCTTTTGGATATGCATAACAGTTCTTCTAAGCATTCTGTGTAAATGTAGGAGTAGCGTAGGTCTTAGTATTCTTTATAATATCACCACTACTAAGTTCTTTCACTAGTTCTTCTGTAGGTACAAAGTTACTAGGAACTACTCCAAAGTATGATGGATTAACAAATCTTGCTGTAACTGTACCAGTATACTCGATTCCATCTTTAGTGGCTTTGATCACATAATCAGTATCTACACCTACATCTAGGTATGTCTTACTAGTCTATGAAGGAGCTACAGACTCTCCATTAATAGTTAATGTATCAGGTGTAGCAGTCGTAGTACCTTGTACAAATGACCATCTAACAGTAACTGAAGAAGTAGTGCCTTTCTTATATACTCCACCTCCACTAACTGTAAATTTATATGGGAACATAGCTTCTTCCAATCTCTTTACTCTTTCTTCTAAATCACTAAGGTCTCCTCCACTTCCTGTACCTGATTCCTACCAAGTACCATCAAATGTAGCATCTCCTTTATTACTTATAGTACCATATGCCATAGTATCTGTACCTACTACAGTACCTGCATTTAAAGTACCACCTTTGAAGTATATTGCACACCCTTCTGGTATAGTAATAGTACTACTACCTAAGTAGAAATCATACTCTACTACGTATAAGGTATTAGCTTGACTGAAGTCTTCCTATGTGATTATATTGTCTTTTCTCTTGCGTAGTATAACATAACCCATACCGCTATTCTGTGTAGGGTTATACTCTTTATTTGCAAATTTAATACGTAGATTCTCATCTACCATTAAATCCTCATTATCAGCTGTAATTATGCTTAATGGTTGCCAATAGGTCTTATTGTCAATACTAATGTTAGCTGGTACATCTTTAATGGATATGAAAGATCTATATGCAGAGTCATATACTAAGCATAGTCTATCATATGTTCTAGCACTGTCGTGTAGACCATCTGTTGTTAAGGTTACTTTACCAAGTAATTTTGTGTATTCCATTGTAAAACAGTTTAGTATCAGGTTTATTGAAATCCGTAACCTCTTTATCATGGAACGTAATCTATTGATCAGCTGGATCCACTTCTACTTCAGGGTATTTAACATAGTCAGATATTATTACTAAATTACCTTTGTAATCTACAGTTACATAGAAGAATTGATTAAGAGGTTGGATGCAGTTTTTATTACAGGGAACACATCCCGTTAAAGCACACTTTACATTCCTAGCATCCATTATTATCACATTTTTTATTAACATTAACGCCCATTAAGCGCACCAAATCTAAATAATATTGCATAGCTTCTTTATTATGAGAAGTAGCAATAGCCTATTCTAAAAGCTGTCTTTTAAAGACTAATATCATTACCTTCTGCATTTGCTTATCATCTAAGCAAGTATTACAATAACTATGTAACATCTTTATCTCTGCTTCATATAACGTATTAGGATCGTAGATTATGCCATCTATGTAATCGTTAACATAATTCTCTGTAGTACAATATAATTTGATATACTTCATGTTAGAATCAAAGCTACTAATTATATCAGAAGTAATAGATACCTCATAAGCATATACAGTAGTAACTAGCTCTGGTTCACCTTCTCTAACAATTGGAGTTACAGATATGGCACTATTCGTAGAATCAAATACATAATCTTGCAGCTTAGGATCATCACTATACAGGTTCTTAATATTACTGCATTCATTTATGTATACTATTACTTGTGAACTATTGGTAATGGATACATCTGCTATAATATTAAACTTTAGTATGTTATCCTTTATATTTGCATCAACTATTTTATTCATATTATAAAAATAAAAAAAGTGGAGTGGGAAGGAATAATCCAACCCGCCCCACTTAGTTATTACAGTAATTTATTATTAGGCTGCTTTACCTGCGATAAATGCTTCGATACCTTTAGCAACGATAGAGGTAGCAAAACCACTTGAATGCTTAACATACAGTTCAGTAGTAAGCGGAGTAGTTTTGATATATTGATTATCATTACTCAAATACAGGTTATCGTTTTCGATAGTAATATAGTCGTAAGTTGCACCTTCTTCTACCATTCTAGCCTGTTCTACTTCAGGATAAGCTCCAGTAAATACATGACCTTGGTAGCCCATGAAACGTACTTCAGCATCACGTACTTGTTTCCAGTAGCCTTTACCAGGATTACCAGGAGTCTTAACGATAGTAGCACCAGGGATTGCAGTAGGCTGATTAGCCAGCAATGCACCAGGAACAGTAGTATACAAGGTAGCTTCCATGCTAACTACAGAGTATTCACTCAATGAGTAAACTCCTTCATTATCGTCTTTTTCCATAGCTGTCAAAGTAATAACAGCAGCAGAAGCCTGAGCTTGGATTCTACGATTTTTGTGTTTGTTAATCTTTTTAACAATAGCAGCTGCCAAAGCTTCAGCGTCATTAGAATCAGCATATACTTCATAAGTATGTGTGAACTGACCTGGAGCTTCATAGATATCTTTGTAAACCATTCTCAGAACATATCTATGACCAGCAACGATAGTAGCGTCAGTCAAAGTAATAACAATTTTGTCCTGAACAGGTGCTACATATTCACCAATAACTGCACTCGGTTTAGAAGCTTTTTGGATTTCATTACCGAATTTAATATTAGCTTTCTGAGCAACTGTACCATTTGGCATAGTTACATTAATCTTATTTTGAGCAACTCCTACGTAAAGAGAAGTAGCATTAACTGCATCAGCAGCAGTCTTAATGATAGCTCTATTCTGGTCGAACAAAGCAACGTCGCCTGCACTCAAAGCATCAGCAGTTGTATATGATGCCGGCAGATTTTTACCAATTAGGATATAATCCACATGTTGAAGCATAATTATATATTTTATTTAGTTTAACAATGTGCGCTCATGTAAACTTTTTTGTTCATGTACTACTTTCCTTATTTCAGATTTCCACGCCCATGAACGCGTTTATTATTCGTCAGATTTATCTGACTATTTAGTTGAAGCCGCTTCTGACAGATATAGTCTAACTGCCGCATCAACAATTTCTTGGTGAGTTACTTCTGGTAACTCTGTATATTCTTTCACTAGATCCTTACCTAAATCTTTTGCATTTCTTAAGTAAGTAAGTATATACTTAGTAATACCGTAATTTCCATCAGTAATCAATACTATTTTGTTCTCCGTATATAGGCGAACAGGTCTGGCTTGATTGTGGTGGAGGTGGTATTCTGACAAACTATTTTCTAGAATTCTGTCTACTGTTTCTATGGTAGCTTCTAATACGTCCCTGGTTCTAACTACTAACAATGGGCAAGCATTAGAATAAATATCAATAAATGTTTCTTCACCTAGTGCAAACAAATAGTTATTTGGATAGCTAGTTGACCATCTATTATCCTCTACCATAAAGTCAGATTTAGTATAGATAGTCTTATCTACCAATGTACGTAATTTATCAGTTATCTCTTGATTCTGCTGAAATACTCTATACAACTATTTCACATACTCATCTTTAGCACGATTTATATATGAAAAGATAGTATCTGAATTAAGTTTAGTAGTAGTATTATACCCAGGTATTAAAGTCTACAACTATCTTTCAAACTGTATTTGAAAATCTCTCTCACGCATAATTATTCAGATAATTGGTTTAACTATAACTTTCCAGCAGTTCTTTGTGATTCTATATTCTCTAATGCCAGTACTACAGCTCTGTTTATTACTTCAGTCATTACATCATTAGGTAAATCTAGCTCTTCGTCTGGCTTAGTATAATCAAAAGGAGTAGGCTTCTTTATATAAGTAATATCAACAGCATATTCATTATCTGTAGGTCTATATAACTCATCTTCCATCAATATAGGATCAACATATATTAACAGTTGATTATCCTCTATTGCAGATACTGGGTATTCTACCCATGGAGTATTATTATATGTCTACTTAAATAATCCAGCTGTATTATGATCTACTAGTAAACAGTTAGTAGGATAATTACCATACTTCAGCATTACACTCCATATAGTAAGTCTTTCTCCGTCCTTATGCACATTATCTAATACGAATTCATTAAATTCGCTTCTATTAGCAGTTACATTCTTATCTGTACGTACTAATGCATCTAGTTCTGATATTCTCTATTGAGAACCTTCAAATCCTACTTTAAGTACATTGTTACCACTAATCTTATTACTTATGATCTCATCCTATCCTTGGTTAAGAAATAAGTCTATTTCCTATGGTAAAAATGCGGGAGCACCACCGAAGGCAACCCCCTAAGCATTCTTATCAAGGATAACTTTAAACTAAATATGTGCAGTACGATTATTCATTATTTAGACTTAATTTCATTAAGTATTGCCATCTTAATATCATTATTCTTTTTATCTTTCAAATAAGCAACTACATCATCAAGACCATTACCAATCAAGTCTGTTCCAAAATAATAGTTAGCTCTATTCTTTCTAATAATGTTTTTAGAAATAGCTTCTTCGATTACGAAGTGAATTTCTTTATTAGGGTTTTCAACCCATTTCATCATAAAGTTCTTAGGTGAGTTTTCGATCTGTTCAGTCATCTTAGCTTCAATAAGCTCATTAGACATAGTATCAGATTTAATACCATACAGTCTCAAACACTTACGCATATCTTCAATAGACATCTTATCCATCTCTCTATATGCATCACGTTTAACTTTATTGATCTTGTTAGCTTCTTCAGCTTCACTATCCTTATTAATCATTACATAGTCACTAGACGGTTTAATATTATTAAGACCATTAGCTACTCTTTTATGACTTTTAAGGAACAAATATTGCAGTTCATCGTAAGGATTTTCTGTGTGCAAGATCAAATCTTTTTTACCAATCTGACATGCAAATGTTTTCCAATAATTACTATCTGGAGAGAGTTCTCCTTCCTGATAACCAATTTCTTTTTCTAGACGTCTTGCTTGTTCTTCAGTAAGACCTGTGTAACGATTACCTGATCTTGTCCAATAAGATCCAACATAATCAAAACATGTGGACCATTTAGTAATCCCGGTCCAAGGATTTGTTTTAATGATTCTAACGATTACTTCCATAATATCAAATATTAGATTATCTAGTTAGGTGGGGCCCGAAGGCCCCTTTATTTTGGATTCCAGAGTGTAAATTACTCTGCTTCCATGATAAGTTCACCACAAGCTCTTGGGTCTCTCAACATGATACCCATTTCGCCCAGGAAGTAAACGGTATAACCGTCCTTACCATTAGATCTCAGAGTATTGATTGATTTACCATAACCTGACGGAAGAACAGCACCACCAGTAGTCCAAGTAACGAATTCACGATCTTTACGAACTACTTTTACGATGTTAGCTTCACCATCACGTCTACCAAGATCAAGGAATGTCATACGATATGATTCCAACGGTTTCTTAGTAACCGGATGCAGTTTACGGTTGTACATCAGATCATCATACAATGGGAAGTATTTCAATGTGAGTTCAATGCCATTAGTCATCTTGAATGTTTTGAACTGACCACCAAAAGTAAGGTTATCACCAGAACCTGTTACAAATACTGTATCAATCAAGTTCATGTTAACAACTTTTTCTTTCAGGATTCTGTCGAATTCTCTCATACCCATTTCACCAGTCAAAGCAACAAACTTACGTTCGTTAGTACCAACTACATTGTAAGACAGGTCGAACAAGAAATCTTCCAACAGTTCTGCAGTCAATTCAGTATAATAACGTCTGTTAGATGGAGCAATCTGTTCCAGCAAACCAGCACCGATAAATACCGGACGACCGTTAGTACCTTTCAAGTTACAAGAACCATCTTTGTTTACATTATTTTTCATGTAAACCAACATTCTTTCACATCTCTTATACCATTCTCTCATGGCTTTCCATTCCTGATAATCTGCCCACAGATAAGATTTCTTACCTGTTTTCGGATCCTGCAATGCAATTGCCATTACAGTAGAATAAGCTGAACCAGTAATATCATAGTTAATACGAATTGTCGTCAGATAATTACGCATTTTAAAATGAGTACTATAGTTCAGGATATCACCTTCTTCACTGTATTCTTCTACAGCAGAAGCAAGACGAGATACTTGACAACCCGGAGTCAACAGATCTGCAGGGATATAAGATGACGGCTGACCATCAGCTACGAAACAAGTGTACACCCAAAGATTACCATCTTGGTAAGGAGCACCTGCTACACGTACTTGGTATTCTTTATCATCAAATTCCAAGATTGCAGTAGGACCGAACCAGTTATCTTCAAGCCACAATTGGATAGGAGTATTTCCCAGACCCGGTGTAGAATTTGAAGTAATAGCTGCACCATTCCATCTTGCATCTCTAATAGTTACTGCTCTGTCAGCATCAATCATTACGTTCCATTCCCAGCTCGGTTGGTCAATAGTCATTACATTACCAAGACCACCTGTCAACATATCCAGGGAAGTGTTGTAACCGCTATCCTTAGTTCCAAATACATAAGACAATACGGTAGCAACCTGATATGGGTTCTATTGCGAAGCTGCACTGATTTTGGCAGTGTCAATCAAGTCTGAAAACCATTTACCTTTGTATAAAACTAAGTTATTTAGAATATTATTATCCATAAAATACTAGTAATTTTAATTTATTTAGTTTATTATTAATTTGTACGCAACTGTTGCGCAAAAGACTTCCACATATCTGTAGTGCTAGTGTTGTCCGTTTTCTTTGTTCTCCTACTTACACCAGTCTTATTCAGACTACTCTTAAACTTATTGATAGCAGTATTAGAACCTTCATTCTTAGCTGCTTTCAGTAAAGTATCACCTTTCATAGTGAAGTAAGCGGATTCAAGCAAATTCTTTACGCTCTTAGACCAGTCTTTCTAATACTGTGTCTTACCCTCGGCGTCAGGCTTAAAGATATATTCTAACAATGCTTTCTTGTCTTTTTCTGGTATCTTAATACCACGAATATCATCCATGCCTTTTATTTCGTTGACAACGCTATTAAAGTATTCCTGTTGACGCTTTGCAGCAGCCTTAGCTTGGTTTTCTTGGTCTTTCAATAGCTGTTGTTTCTTTTGCTCTTTGATCTCTTTGAGGGCTTCTAAAGCATCTTCAGCCTCATCTTCAAGCAAACCAGCGTCTTCATATTTGGACAATTTCTTTTCAATCTGTTTGGCGTTAAACCCTTTTTCTTTCAAGAATTCTTTTACTACAAGTTTCTGGTTTACTTCATCGTCCTCAATACTAATCTCTTCAAGATCTAATTCTCCGTCAATCTCAAAGTAATCTCTCAGATTGCCACCATTCTTAACAAAGTTGTCCAATGCTTCTACTTCCTCACTGGCATACTGAGGTACTGAGTTCTCTTCGATTACTGATTGAAAATAGTCAACAAGCTCTTCAGGAGTAGAAGGAACTTCATCTTCTTCATCTAGTTCCCAGCCCATTTTCTCTGCCATTACTCCGAAGAATGCACTCACTGCGTTAGTGTCATCATCAGTTTCTTCAGTTTCTGTACTTCCTTTGTCTTCTCTAGCTGAATTATCATCTTTTTCAACTTCTTTATCCTTCCCGGTCTTCTTTTTAGCAGGCGTGTCCTCCTTTTCATCCTCTTTAGTCGAATTATCATCTTCTTTGTCTTTTTTAGGATTACGTAATGCTTCAAGTTCCTCGTCAGTCAATTCTTCTCCAGCAGCATCTATATCCGGATTAATAACTTCTTCTTCCTGTTCAGTCTGCTGTGTTTCTTTTTTTGGTACATTAGCTCCTGGCAGAAAGTCTTCAAATACTTCAAAACCGTTTAATGTAATTTCTTCCATAATTATATATAATTAGATTTATTTTTTCTTTCTTCCTTTATGTTTCCACTTCTTAGCATTCTAAGCAAAGATAGCTCTCTTTCTAGTTAGTGGATTCTTACTATGTGTAAGTTCTTCAGTACTTTTACCAGTACGTTTCTTTAAGGCATTAAACTTACCTCTATTTTCTTTCTTGATATGTATCCCTCCGTCTTTATACTTCGGAATCGGATATTCTGGCATTATCAGTGCCATGTCTATTAGGTCGCTCATCTTCTATTATCTCCAATTCATAATTTTCTAATATTAGAGTGTTTATTATGTTGATCAATTTATCATTTGAAAGTCTTTTAATAGCTTCTAGCGCAGATTCATGATGCGTGTCTATACCTGGATATAATTCCTCCTTTCATTTTCTCAGAAAAACAGTTTACTTTTACATCACTAGTAGCCTTATTCCAATCATATACATCACCATCTCTATAGTAGAGATAGAATAGCATTGCACCCATGATATTTTGTGGTAATTGCCAAATATACATAGCAGCATTTTTAATAAGTTTCCAAATATTTTTCATTACTTCTCTCCTGTTGTTTTATTTTTCAGTGCAGTGCGGGCTTTAAGTTTTTCTCGTTCCATTGCAGCTTTATCCTTTTGCTTTTGTAATTCCATCTAAGCTTGAAGTTTTTGTTTTTCAAGTTCAATCTTCTTATCCTCTATCTCCTTCTTCAATTGTTGTTCACGCATTTTAGCGTTGAACTCAAACTGTTTAGAAGCTTCTTCTGATGCTTGCTTTCTCTCTTCAAGTGCTTGTGCTGCTATTTCCATAGTATCTGGAATACCATTATCATTCTGATCTTGATCTTCCAAACCTCTATAAGCATTAAGTTGAGCTACTGTAATCTTAGTTGCATTATTCTGATCAATCTCATATTTCTTAAGATCCATTTCTGCTTCTTTGATCATTAACTCTTCTTCCTTAACCTCATTCTGCATTTGTAACATCTACTGTTCACGTTCAGCTTGTGCTTGTTCCATAGCTTGCTGTTGTTCCATACGTTTCTGTTCAATTTCCTCTAATCTATTTTTGATCATAGTAACATTGTCCAGAGTAATGATTTCAGCAATATCTAATAGACTAGCGCCATTCTGCATGGCAGGTTGCATAAGATTCTTAAGGGCTTCTATCTATTGTTGATTCTTAGTAGTATCTTCTACAAATATATCGAAATCTTCATAGAACATATCATCATTAAGAGTCATAAATGCTCTAGTAGCATCATCAAATACATACTGTAAACTCGTTTTACTATCCTTCCAAGCATACTTAGCTGTATTTAATAGCATGATCAAACACTCTCTCTTTACTTGGTTATGAACCCAAAACCATGGCTCTGTAATATGAGCTGATTGTACTACAGATCTTTCTACATTACCTACTAATTCATTAGATGAAATAGAACCTTCACGTTGTTTAGATACACCAGTTATCTCTGACAACATGGCTTCTATCTTATCCATCAATGCTATATACTGATCAATAGTATTAGCCATAGTAAGATCTAATGCTGTGATCTGATTGAACTATGACGGTTTACCACCTTCTCTACCTGGTATATCCCAACCTTCTTCATATGGGTTGATGAAGTTAACTCCAAGTGCAGATAAGTAATGCATCCACTTAGCTACGTCTATATTCATAGACTTAGGAATCTAAGTAATATCCATATTTACTACTTTACCCTTATCTCTTGACATAGCAAGTTCTAGACGATACCAAAGTACAATATACATGTACTGTAATGGTTTCATCATACTTACTAATGATCTAGGTCTACTATTGGTATTATTGTATATTACTCCAGTATATGGCAATCTTTGCGCATTAGGATTATCAGCAGATACGTGTTGGTACTCAATAGGACCCATACCAAAGTAAAGGTCATCTCCAGCTCTATATCCTTCCCATGTCTCAATGATCCATTTCCATTCTACACTTATTTCAGTACCTGTCTCATTGTATGATTCATCTACGATATATTCTACTGGTTCTCCTGTTTCAGGGTCTGCAATAGTAACAAAGGCTATCTTTCTAAATGACTACCAACAACAATGCCATACACTAATTGCATTAGTACTATCAAACGGATTAGATGTAAACCCATTAATACTATGAGTCTTTATATGTGGGTAGTCTAACGATGTCTTTCTTACTTCAGGATTGAACCCTCCTTTAGACGTATCATCCATCATGTCTAGGAGCTGATTTAGCTGCTTCTCAGATAGTTTGTCATAATACCGGTCATATATATCAGTAGCAGATAATTTCATCTCATATACGCACCATTGAGCGTCGTGGATATACTCTAAGTCTGAAGTATCTGTATCGTAATCAAAGTAAATAGGATTAATGCGCTCTAGGCAAGGATTACCATTCTGTATACCTACGTAATAGATCTCCTCCCCGCCTATTAGTGCATCCTTCCAGCCTTTATAGAACTCATGTGTAATATTAAGTTTATTCTTCAAGTAATTCAAACTATGATATGCAGTTATCTCTGCTATATCCTTATAGTCTTTACTCATGTATTTCTGTATCTATTCAGGAGGCATAATCTCACCAGACTGCAATGCTTGCTGATATCTAGCTTGTTCTTCTGGACCTAACTTACTCATAATAGTAGCTTGTATGTACTGAATAAGGAGTTCTTTAGCCTTATCCTACATCTCACTAGTAGCTATCTCACTAGTACGTACTACTTTGAAGTTAAATGGTCTTTTTGTTTCTTCTCCTAATAGTAGGTCAATCTTAGGCTTAACTATATTATAGTCCTATGCCATTGCAGGAAATCCATCCTATTGCTTAAATGGATTAGTAACATACTTTAGATCTTTCTCATTGTATATACTATTATAAAGATCATAGTATGTCTACATTTCCTCTTTGCGAGTTCTGTTATTGCCATTTCTAGAACCTCCCATACTTCTACCTATAATATAGTCTACACAAGATTCTTTCCAGTCTTGTGTCTTCTTAGAAGATGGTAATTTCTATATTGGAAACTGATTGATATTTCTCATAATTAAAACATATATGCTTTTAGATTATCAACGGATTCATCGTCATGAAACCATTCTTGAGTAAAGATAGGACCTTCAAATAGTATCCTATTCTTATTCTCTTTTTTCTTCTCTTTAACCTTTACATTATAGAGCTGTTCTCTATAAATCATTACTTGCATCAACGCCATGACCCTATCGAAGTTTCCAGTGTCATTATAGCTTATAAGTTCTTCTAATAGCGGCTCTGATAGTATGTTATGTAGGTTCTTCTTGCCAGGTGCTTGTTCTTCGTTTAGCCAATCTTTGATTAGGCCTTCACCCCATTGTTTGATCTACTTATTCATATGACAACCTTTCTTTCTCTATACTTTAGTATTACCTACTATATCAGAGATAATATCAGGTTGATCGGCTAATAAATAATCACAATGCTTAGCAGTAAAGTAAGGAAATAAGCCTTTACGCTCATTTTCATACATTATCCTACCATTGTAGTATACTGCTAGTTTACGCAGGTTTTCATAGTATTCTTCAGCTGTTGACGGACGTCCAGTATATTCAGCAACAATTATATCATAATAGTTCTCAAAGTCCTAGAATCGCTTATATACGAATGTAGATCCTAATGAGTTAGTACCAGACTAATCGTGGTCATATGGGTCAACTCCTAATATGTATAGTCCTATAGGAGCATCTTTCATTGGGTGTTCCCATATTACTATTGAACCTGTAGGATCATCGTCTTTTTTCAAAGGATAATGCGTAATATCACCGTGTTTCTTAATAACCCATTTAAGTGATCCATCTGTTTCCCATACTAGATCGCCTACTTGCTTCATATTACTAAGGCTCTTATTGATACGTATTTTGGCTAATTGCTCTTGTAATTCCTTTTTAGGGAATATGTTACCACCAAACTCCAAACACGCTTCCTAGGGCGTTATACAGTGTTCTGCAACGTATCTATCTACTGCTACAGAGTTAGTAGCGTTTTCTATTACTTTTCTACGCTCAGCTAATATATACTCTACGGACTTTCTGCGTAACGTATTTCCATCATTGTCCATGTATATTCTGTTACCAGCATCATCACGGAAGTCCATGTTAGTATACTGAGGTATAAAGAATCCACACTTTTTATCTGATGGAGTTTCATCCCATATGTTATCAAATCCTATACAGTTATAACCATCTGGATTATAGAACATATCTTTAAGAGTCTCAAAATGGCTATCTTCGTCACCACCTGTACCGAATGCAATCATAGTACCGAATGCCATACCATCTTGTTCTACAGACGGTCTAGCAATCTGCCATGCAGCACCTAGTTCTGAGAATGAACCAGCTTCTTCGAAGATGATTAACTTACCAGCTTTACCACGAACTACGTCAGGATTATCTTTTAGAGTAACACCAATTATTTCTGACTTAAAACCTAATTCTATCTCATTACCATACTCATCTTTAGTAAAGAATCCAGCACGTTTACGCATCTAAGTATTAACAGATCTTTTCTTACCCCAAGCTGTATTCTTATCTATAAAGTCCATATAGTCCCATGCTTTAGTAAGAATACCGTCTTCTGTTAAATACTGTTTATTACTAGCATATATGTATGTCTTACTACCAGCAAATAAGTAATAGTTACGACAAGCCATAGCTGCATTCTTATAAGAATAACCCTTACGTCTACTCTTTAATGCACATAAGTGTTTACCTTCTCCTTCAGCATCTTCTACTGCTTGAAAGAAGTAATAGTCGTAATCGTAGAAGTCTGGAAACTATAGATCACGTGTCTTTTTTATCTTAGTAGATCCATCTGGATTGTTTATAGTAGTATAGATAATTCTTTGAATAGGACAGAAGTTTAAATAAAAATAGTTATACCCACTGATGAAATCTCCATCATCAGCTGTATAACCATATTTACATCTATCCATCTATTCGTCCCAGTATTTAAAGTACTCTGATGTACCTTCTGGGTACTAACAATAAGAGCCGACTTCGAGAAATCTCAGAGCCGGCTGTCTAAACTTATTGCTGTTTTTTATCTATTTATTGAAGTCTACCATTTATTTAGTTCCATATATAAGTTTACCCCAATTAGGTAATTTACTTTCTTGTTCCTTTTTCCACTTGTGATAAAGATCCCACTCTTTTTTAGAAATCCAGCACAGTTCGTCTTGTACTTCTACTATTGCTTTTACTCCACGTAATTTAGATTCCATACTTAAATTTTTTAATTGGTAGCCCTACTACGACTCGAACGCAGACTAAGAGGGTTAGAGCCTCCTGTGCTAACCATTACACCATAGGGCAATATTAAGCGGGAGAGGAAAGATTCGAACTTTCAAACCCAAGAGCTTTGTTAACGACGACTTTAGGGCGCTTCCGTCAATCTACTGCCGTATACCATTCCGCCACTCTCCCGTGCCGGGGAATATTTGTTGTCCGTCCCCGTCGGACCTTTTGGCTTAGAACCAAGATTTAATTCTTTGCCACAATGAAGGCTTTTTTGCCTTCATTATAGCTTCGTGTGCTTCATTAATTTCTTCCCAAAATTTTTCTGCACCTTGTGTTGCATCAATCGAAATAATCATTCTTTTCATATTTAGTCTAAATTTATAACACTTATAACGTGTTGTTTATTTTATGTTGTTCTTTACTGTATTATCCTGCCAACTCATAAGGATTAACCTTGGCGTCTCCTTTTACTTTACCCATAGTTAATTCCTCAGCTTGAACCATAGATTTTAATGCTTCTATACTCTTAATAGTATTTGCTGTAGAACCCATTCCAGCTAGTAGATCTTTGATCTTCTTCTCATCCAAACAATCATCTAATGACTCTTCATACCACTTAGTAACTGAGTCTAATTTGTTCATTTGAGCGTCTAGCATCTTTAGTATTCTAGTATTCTGCCAATCTATATACTCCTGTTCAGCTACCTTTTCTTCCTCAGTAAGTTCATAGTTTGGATCTTCAAATACTTGTTCTTTGAGCCTTATTTCTCTAGTATGAGCATCCATACTCTTCTTATATGGGCTACTCCACTTATGCATAAGTACTATATAAGTAATAACAAGCTCTTGATGAACTTTGTCTTCCGAAGTATCATGTTCGTATAGTCTTTTGAATGCTGGTATGAAATACAGATCTGGGTGTATTACAACCTTACCTCCTACTATATCAACGAGATTCATTTGACTTATACTTATTTAATTCAAATTCGTACCATTCTCCTAAGTCGTGTATGGCTGCCGGATCTGATATTACAATGGCTTTTACAACATTCTTACCATTATTCCAGCATACACAAACAAGAGCGAATTCTCCTTTTTTAATGTCTATTACTTCATCTGAAGTAATTACTTGCCCGTCTGTTTCAGCTTTGTATATATGGCAATCAATGTTGGCTAACATTGGAGTAATAGCATTTAGATCAGTGTTAAAACTAATAGCTTCTCCATATCTATTTACTAGTATCTTTTCCATTATGCTGCTTCTACAGATTCACAATCGCAACAACATCTCTCCTCTGTTGTCACTTTTCTTGCTTTTCTATCAGCTTCCAGTCTCTCAATTCTTCTACGATAATAGTCCTTCAATTCTGGATTATCTATCACTATGAACTCTTTATCGTCATAGTCACCAGTAGTACTGTACATCTTAAGTAGCAGATCATACTGTTTTACTTCAATAGATTTCTTATTACCGTTCTTATCAGTTATCTCTAATATACCATCTTCTGGTATAATATAACGATAGTCAATATCACTGAAGTAACTAACAGACTCGAATTCTTCTTTCTCAAAATCTACTTTGTAGATATTAGCATTATTTATTTTTGCACAATATTTTACCATAATCAATCAATTCTATAACCTAAATACTTCTCCTTATTCAATCTCTGTACTATCTCCATTGCTCTCCTCATCGGTACATTCGGATTCGAGTAACTCTTCATTGTCTAATACTTCTGTATTATCTGCTGAAAGTTCTGTATCTCCTGCTCCAGACTTTCCTTCTTTATGTTTTGCTTCATACTTCTCAGTTAAACGTTTACATATGATATCAATCTCAGTAGCTCTATCTTTCTGTCCATTTCCTGATTTCCCTTCTTCTACCATTAGAGTAGTAAGTTCATCAATCATATCATTAGTAAAGTCTTCATAAGTAACAATACCTTCATTAATTACAGTATCAAGTATGCTGTACATCTTTTTCATATCCTTGGAAGCCAACCCAATATTCTTATTGAAGTTTTCCATTTCAAGCTTCCACATCATCAGACTCTCTTCGTGTGTCATATTCTCTTTTTATATTTACTAGTGTTTTACTTATGCATCCTGCTGCCCAACCTACCAAGTATGCGTATTGTTCATTATGATTTACAAATGACTGTGTATACATTCCTAATTCGTCAAATATATAATCAGCTACATGTACTGCTTCGTGGGCTTCTCCACCTGCTTCTATACTGCTATCCATTATTATTACTAAGGCTCCGTATTCACCAGTTGCTTTATGTGTTACAGGACAAGTAAGCCATCCATCTTTAATAGTGTTATATTCTTCTACAAGTTCATCATAAGCTGATGCACATTCCTCTTTAGTATTATCTAACTTATTAAACTTAAAGATCTTGTTTAATCCAATTACATCTCCTGTTACCCATAATTTACGAGGGTATATTATTGGGTCGTATCTATCTACTCTTGGCGTCTTCTTCATGTCTTCTCTTTACTTTAAACTTACCTAAGTAAGCCATCATAACTGGTTTGGGATCAAGTTCTGTTATTGCTTTATTAGCAAACTTGAAAGGACTATTGCATATTACTTCTACTACTTGATATGGTATGTTATACTTATTACTGAGTTTAGTATATATACTCGTCTAGTTTCTCATTCCATTCTACTCTCTTATAGTACTTACACTTATCAATACTATTAGTAGCAAGTAGTGTGTTAGGTCGTACTATATTAATTATAGTAACTACTTCATCCCATTCCTTTGAAGAACCTAATCCAAAAGTAATAGTCATAAGTTTGTTACTCTCTAATTTGTTATACTTTCTGATCGGTTCGTAAACTACTACATTCTCAAGTTTATCAGTAGTAAGTAATTCTGTCTTTTGTCCTACTATAGTAAAACGGTTAAATGGCAGCGTTTTTCTTCTTACTTTACTCCATAACTTACGAATAGGATTATATTCCTTCCATAGTATAATTGAACCTGCATCAAGCATCAACGATCTCATCTTCATCTTTCTTTACTTTTAGAATCACTGTGATTTGTACTCTATCACCTATTATTTCAGGAATTAGAGCCTTATTCACAAACACTTCATCCTCGGCCTTCCCTTTCATCAGTATCCCCTAAGATTTAAACTTAGATATGTATCTACTTAAGTTATCTGGAGTAATACCCAGAGTACGTTTAATATACTTTCTATTCTCAGTAGATATCACATTCTTGTGGATATTGGGGAGTTTTGGAGTGTTAACATCTAAGTCAATGAAAGTTGCTAACAACTCCAATTCTCTATCTGTTAGATCAAGTATGCCATTAAGGCTTTTTAAGAATTCCTTTAACAAATCGGTTTTAGATACACTCTTAACCAATTTATTCATTTGTCAATTCTTCTCTAACTTTATTTAATACTTTAGTAAGATTGAAGTATACTGTTTCAGCTTCTACTTTAACGCACGGTTGAACTTTACCTTCTTTATACTTCTGCATTACTTCTTTGTAATCATCTTCGTATTGATTAAGTAAAGAGTCAATGAATTTAACTGTAGCACTGATCTTATCAATATTAGGTTTAACCTTTGTCAATAGACCTTCTTCATACAGATCTTCAGCAGTATTTGCATCAATCATAGCAGATCTGAAGCCGTTATCTTCTTTTACATCCATAGTAAAAGCATTAAGATCCTCATCCCAAGTAAGTACATCATTTGCTTTGAAAAAGCCAAAATCTTTCTTAAATGTATATTCCATATTATTTCTTATTTTTATCACTGAGTCCCCATACGGCAAGCCATATCATGGAAAAGCAGAGACCCACTACTATTAATTTTTCCATATGCCTATAAAACGTTAGTTGTGAATAATTGTTAATAGCTTTTAACATTTGTTAACAATTAATTAACATATAAAAAGAAAGCCCGACCTAAGTCGAGCCTTCTCCATTATGAAAAATTTAATTAGATTGTTATATTACTTAACGGCAATAATGTCATAAGGTTTCACCAATTGCGTATCTTTTAGTAGATCAAAATACATTGCAAACTTCTTATTATAAGCAACTGTATCACCAACCTTAAATTTGACATCTGTTAAGTGTGAAGGAATCTGTAACACAATACCTGTAGCCCAATCAGATTCTACTTCCTTGGTTTCAGTCTTAGTATCATACTCATTGAAACCATCTTCATCTACTTTACCATTAGGTACTTGTTCTGTAAACTCCTTAGTAACCATAATTGCAGGCAGTGGTTTAACCAACACATCCTTCAATACTTCCCACTTAATGCCATTAACTACTGTTTCTAGTACTTTATCTTCCATATTCTTTTTTACTTAGTTTCTAACTATAACGTATTATTTCTTATTTAGTTCTATTTTTATCTGCTTTCCTCTAATTTTATGTAATCTTCGTAGGATACGGTATTCTTTAATCGTAATATACCAGCATAAATAGATCTACCTTCTACAAGGTATACTATATTATCCTTTAAATCAAATAAAACATGAACTATTCCTTTAATATTAGTTTTAGTAGATATGTATATATCATCTCTTAAATATAATTCAGCCAAATCATCAGTAGTAGACGATAAAGCCCAATTTATATGCTTTAGTTTTGAACTAATGTCAGACTGTTCTAGTCTAAGCCTGTTAAATTCTTTTTTAAGATTTTCTCTGTTTATCATTTGCTTCTACTATAATATTTCCACCATTTGAGGTGCAATAAGTTACAGCTCTCTGTGGGCATTGTTTACCCATAAAACAACAACCATCACAAGTACCTAGAGGAGAACTCTCTATATGGTATCTGTTACCTTGAATTTCTACTACTTCTCTATTCTTGATTATCTCTGCTAATTCTGGATCGTATAGTGTCATACCTAATTGTGTATTAAAGTTATATAAGTAATTTCTAGCTTCTTCTACTTGTTTTCTAGTTACTTTTGTATTCATTACTTTAGTATTTCTATTTCTGTCATATAAACATGCCCACTATCTAAAGTAACATGATAATGTGAATTATTTACTTCTACAATGTGAGCCCAACCATCATCTGTTCTACCTATATACTTAGCTCTTTGGTATAAGTTATAAGCTTCATTAAAAGGTAAGTATTTAGGTATCTGTTTATTGTGTACTTTTGTAGATATACTATTTAAATTAATAAATCT